TAAATCAATGTATCTATTTATACTTTCCGAATATTTACCATAAGTCGGGTTCGTAGTCTTTCCATCCAGCTGTGCTATAAGGGTCATATCTATCTTCGGTTGGAATGTAATCACTACCATCATCGATAATTCCGAACGGCGGTATATCATCCTCAATCTCTTTCATCCGCTGATCAAACAACATCTGTTTGATATTAACGTCAGCAACATTACCGAACGATTGCGTCCCAACAAAGTATCCAAACATTACTAGATTCATCATCAAGTCATCATGATTACCATCACTGGCCTCAAATGATGTTCCTCTGGATACGAATGTAGATATCTCCATGATAGTATTCTCATCAACAATATCTAGTTTGTGACCTTCAATAATATCCTTAATTGAAGAGCATCCTATTCTCTTTACCTTTCTATCCATACGAATACCGATAGCATCTGCTTTTATTGCAGACTCTAGGTGAATATTCTCATATTCTAGATCCTGATAAAGACCTACGCACACTACCATACCTTGGTCATTATTCTCTACGACGACATACGCCTCGTTGTATACTGTCGCATACTTGTATATAATATTAGGATATAGTATCGGTGATATTCTATTATTGCGGTATACACAAACCTGCTTGAAAGGTTGAACCGATACGTCAATTATATTAAATGTAGAATAATCCTGACCTCGCCCTTGACAAACATCGACAGTCATGATATACTGGTGTTCTTCGATAGGTTCTTGATACACTAAAAGATCTCCACCTTCATACCGATGGATAGGTTCTCTGGCACGTAAATCTAGAAGTACTTGACCCTCAATAAGAGTATTACCAGTACCAAAGAAAGTATTACCAAACTCTTGATCAAACTGTAATTGAGATGTGTTAGCAATTGTTTGTGCTTTCCATTTATCATCACGGCCAGGTACATCCCACCAGTCTACACGGAATGGTTTATACTCATTCACTCCTTGCACGGCACCTTCCCATAGTTTCTGATACGTGTTACCGATACCGTTAGCAGTACTTGTTATGATAACCTTTGTATCTTTACCAGATGAGATTACTGGATATGTAGATGTGTAGAACTCAGCGGCATTCTCTACAAACGCAAACTCATCTAAGAATAGAAGGTTAACCGACATACCACGAATGGATGATCCAGATGTTGCAGCTGCGACAATACGAGAGTTGTTCGAGAATTCTAATGACCCTTTATTAAGCGCCTTGCATCCTGGCTGTAAAAAGAACGGAAGATTTTCCAACATGAGTGTCACACGTGCCAACATCTCACGTGCAGTTGCGCCTTTATTTGCAAGGATTGCAATGGTTTTCTCTGGGTGAAATAAGGTGTACCATAAAAGGTATCCTACGGATGAGATGGACTTACCAGACTGTCGACATGCCAGTACAATAGAAAACCGATTATCACTGAAGTGTTCGAACATTTGTTCTTGATAATCATATAGTTTAAATGGAACTAAACCTTTGTCTAGATGAATGACCTTGACATACTTCTTACAGAAATATGCTGGGTTTTTCATGCATTTCTTATACTCACGTAGTTTCTTGGCGTCCCACTCTTCTGCGACACCATCTTTCTTTACTAATGGATTACCTAAGTAAGAGTTTTTTGTATAACTACTCATCTTCGTCGTCGTGGTCTATAGTTTTTTCATCACCCATCAGCATACGCTGAAGGTCTGTGGTGGAACCGACGAATAGATTATTATTAGTAGTTGCGGCTTCGGAAGGTCTATCTTCTTTAGTAAGTTCTTTCTGTTTCTTGTTAAGATCCATTAGTTTATCATTAACATCTGCGATGCCTTTGATCATACCAGATAGAACCTCAAACGCACGAGGGTGTTCACTCTCACGTGCGACTTCAATCATGAGCTCTAGAGACTCACGACCCTTTTCAATTAGGTCATAATAAGTGTCACGAGAATATTCATAATCTTGTTCATGAACAAAGTTTTTCTTCTGCTCATCGTCAAAGATAGCAGGTGGTTTACTGTTGTCTCTCATAATATATTTCCTGATTATTCTGGGGAAATTATCTCAGTGTTGAACCCATAGTCTCCGTCTGGACTAACATCTATAGGATCTGGGGTTGTATTTACAATAGATCCCGCAGTATCTTCTGGATTATCTATAAGATTAAGATTCGTGGTTACCTCTCGGATAATAGGCCCTGTGTTTTCTGGTCCATAGAAGTTAACTTTCATCTCAAACGTCAACGTATATACAATCGTCCGTCTTTGCTCAATCGCACCCTCATAATCATCAGCAAAGTCTAGTCCTGATAATATGACAGGGACATCTTCCTTTATGTTTGGTTCATCAGCAAAAGGTTTTACGGTCAACGTGTATTGTGGTGCGAAGTATGGTATAATTTGCTCTACGACTTGTAATGCATCATCCTGTGATTTGGCATATACTGATAGAGAGAATCCTACGGTGTAAGGAACTCCGACATAGATCTTTCTCTTAGATCCGGTCTCAGTAGATATAACAGATCCAAATCCATTAACTTTAGGGAGTTGTCGGGTTGGGTCATATGTTATAGAAGAAATCTCAAAAGACATGCGAGGAAGCTTTACTGCAACTCTTCTTTCTGCGCTTTCTCCGTTTTCCATTTCAGATAGGCGTTCTAAGAATGACCTTTTAGGAGCATAAGATAATGGTACTTTAACCTGTGACAATACCTTGCCGTTTGAGTCTGTTCTCAAAACATGTATGTCATCGAACATTGAACCGAATACGGCAACGCATGTACGAACGCGTTTATGGTAGAAGTGTCCTCCCATCATTACGATATATCTCCAAATGGATTGGTCTCAGTGAAATCGACAAAGTCATTTGCAAAGTCATCAAAAACTTCATTCTGTGACAGTGGTTGAATTTCGTTTATACCTTCGTTCATGGTGAGTAGTTTAAATGAAGCGTACATTCCGATTACTGGTGTGTCAGGCGTCCACAGATGAAACTTACCGTCTGTAGCGCCAGTATGTGCTATAGTCAAAAATCGAGTTTGGCTGTTGAATGATGTGACTTCTCCTTCTATTCGATAATCACCAAAGTCTTGATAAACGGTTTCGCCTGGATAGTAGTAATTATCTTCACCCGTATTTTCCATAACCAATTCGTATTGGAATGCGTGCTCACGTTCAACACGATCAATAGCACTGATACCAGTGTCAAAGTCTTCATCTGAGAATTCGAACAACTCGCAAGTCATACGGAATTGTGGTAACTGGGATAGTTGATAGAACGGTGATTCAGTCTCGACCTTTTTAACCTCAAATAAAGATTCAGACAATGGGAGATAGATCACATCACCCTCTCTAGGGCGGAATTGTGCTTGTGATAAACGATCACCGATGAGTTGTCTCCATCGACGACGTGCAATAACAAAAGTTGCTTGGTCTCTTAGCTCAATACCAAACTTGGTAAATAGATCTCCGTCACCTTCAAACGCTTCACCGTTTTCGATGTAGACTTCGACTTTATATGCGTCAGAGAACTGAGACTCAATAGTATCCAAGAAGATATCTTCTCGCTCAACAACTTCTCTCGGCAAGTAGTATACGTCTTGGCCATAGAATTGGATTGCTTCTATTAAAAGATCTTCGTAGAGGTTTTGTTCTTCTCTATGCTTTAAACTGATATATGGATTAGTTGCCATGTCTTACCCCATGAAGAACATCGGACCTTCGTCTTCTTCGTTACGGAATTTTTCCATCATTCGTTCGATGTCTGCTAGCGCATCTTCATATATCAGACGAGCATTAACGGTCACGCCGCCAGGCAATGTCATACCATCAAATTTAATTAGGTTGGTACCCCATTGACGCTTGATCAATGCGGTTGCATATTCTTTTAGGAATCGGTGATTCCATAGCGAGTTATATTCGTTTACCGTTTCGTCTGGATTACGAATACCATAAACCTCAAATATAACATAGTCATCCACTTTAAGGTTCGTTTTGGAAACATGTAAATTAACACGATTATATTGTCTGTCAAATGTAATCTGAGGTGTGCCACCCAGTTTCATATCTAATAGTGCTAGATTTTGTTGCATCTGTTCATAGTGCGCAAGGTCACCTAGCATACCCCCTTGACGAGTAAAGTCAGAAATGGTATATGCCATCAACTGCCATGCATCACTGAACCAGCCAGTATGAGCATTTCCAAATGTCATGGGGATCATACGAACGACGGCCGAAAGATCTAGGTCGTCACTAAAATCCACATATTGATTATCGACATCAGCCTGAGTCAATTGGTGCTTTAGATAGTATCGTTTAGATCCATCGGGGTGATGTTCACGGAACCACTGTAACGCCTCATCAATTCGGTCGTCGAGTTGTTCTTCGTCAATGTTGACTTCAACTACCGGATGCCCTAAGGCACGCAGGCAGTAATCAATCAATTCTTCTCTACTTGTTGAATACATTACTATAGTCCAGTATTAGTTACCCTTCTATTTATACGTTTATTTATACGTAAAATAAACATAAAAAAAAGGGGGACCGAAGTCCCCCTTTCATATCTTGGTCGAAACCTAGATTAGTTTACAACAACACCGTTCACATCGTATACGTCGATACGGTAGTGAGATGGAGTTTGTCCACCCAGTGCGTTTGCGTCAGATGAAGATGCAACGTGTAGATCGGTTGCAACTTCTGCTTCATCAATCTTAATCTCACCAGTAGTAGAGTTATAAGTGATACATAGACCACCAGATAGAGCTGTCTTAGTACGCTCTGGAGTCCAGTACTTATTAGTACTTCCTTCTGATACGTTATCTGTATCCCATGCTAGGATTGCAGATGTAGATGACTCTAGAGAAGTCAATCGAGTACCGTGTCCAGCAACCGCACCTGTTAGAGTGCTGTCAGCAGATTGGAACTCAGCAACGATTTCTGCAAGAGAGTTTAGTGCAGTTGCGTCTGTGTTAGACAATACATTAGAAATCTGAGACTGTAGTCCAGCTTCCGCAGATGTCGCACGAGTTTCTTCAGCGTCAATCGAACTCTGTAGTGCGCTATCAGCAGAACTACGAGTAGATGCTTCTGCATCAATGTTTGCCTGTAGACCACTAACATCACCACCTGTAGAAGATGTCAATGCATCGATGTTAGACTGTAGAGTAGCCTCAGCACCTTCCGCACGTGACTTCTCAGTCGCAATTTCCGCAGAGTTAGCATTATCACCAGCGGTAATTGCAGCACCGTTGATGTTGATGTAGCCTAGAAGTTGTGAACCAAGGTTAGATCGAGTTGTTGCTTCTGCATCAATGTTTGCCTGTAGTGCAACATCACCAGCACCACGTGCAGACTCTTCAGCAGTTAGGTCCGCTTCGAGTGCAGTGATGTTGTTCTCAGCAGTAGTCAATCGACCACCGTTTGCCGTGATAACACCAGATAGGGATGCGTCAGCAGTTTCAAATGCAGATACAATCTCAACCAATGTGTCTAGAGACGCAGGGGAACCAGAAATAATAGTACTGACCTGATTCTGTAGACCAATGATGTCAGACTCTAAAGCAGCATCAGCAGAACTACGTGCAGATGTTTCTGACACGATGTTCGCAGCGTTAACTGCTTCTGCGCTTGCCGCACGTCCTGCTTCCGCATTAATCTGTGCTTGTAGACCAGATACGTCACCGGACTGAGTTGAAGACAGTGCATTCAGTTCAGTGTGTAGTTCGTTGATCGCAGGGACAACCCCAGATACGGTTGTGTCTAAAGAAGGAGATCCACCAAAACTATACTCCTTGATGGAAAAATCTGCAAGTCCAAAGGCACCGCCACCCAACCAAAATAGAATGTGTAGATCGGCTACATTTGGGGTTATATATCTTATACGATCTGTTTCTACTACTTCATACTCATTTCCCCAGTGATGACTCTGAAAGTTCGCTTCATCGCCTGGGAAAAACTGGCCATTGTAATGTTTAAATAACAAGTTGTTATCGTATCCATCATTGAAGGTATGACCTCCTGTCGGTTTTACCGAAGCAGGAATAATGGCCATATAGTTAGATCCAACCATCGCACCCCAAGTACTTGCTCTATATGATACCTCATAGGTTTTACCGACTTCTAGCGTGATTGCAATGGCTGCAGCTTCAGAACCTGGCCTAATAATTTCAACACCAGTTACGCCAGAGGTGCTTCTCACCACACCGTTAGGGAAGGTGAAATCAGAAGTAGATAAAGTGCTTTTTCCAAGTTCTGGTGCTCCTGCAACAGGTCCCGCACTTGTTGGTTCACCTTTAACAAACAAGTCAAGTGCATCAACGACAGTCTTGTCTTCTTTAGTAGCAAGAGCAGCAGTAGTTGCGGCATCGTCTGCTTTAGTAGCAATAGATGCAGTAACAGTTGATGCGAAGTTTGCGTCGTCACCTAGAGCAGCTGCTAGTTCGTTCAATGTATCCAATGCCGCAGGGGCAGCGTCTACAGTTGCAGCAACAACTTGGTCAGCATATGCCTTGGCGTCCGCTTCAGCAGAGTCTGCTTTTGCAGTTGCGTCAGCAGATGCAGTTGAGATTGCTTCTGACTTAGCTGTTGCAATCGCAGATGTTAGAGATGAAGTATCTCCAGACTGAGTTGCAGACAATGCGCCTAGTTCTGCGTGTACTTCGTTGATCGCTGGAACAACCTGAGTTGCAGTTGTGTCTAGGGATGATGGAGATCCTACGATAGATGCATTACTATACACCTGATTGCTAGAAGTATCACCACCAACAGCCACAATTGCATAGACAAGCTTCACATCTACACTGTAATTCAATGGGATAGAAATTGATCCTGAACTTCCCATATTACCCGAAGAATATAGAGCTCCAGTACCATAGCTATCATAAGAGCTTGTGATAACTCGATCTGCTGGGACAATGAAGAAAGCCGCTTCGTATCCATCTGGACCTGTAAAGTCAACACTAAATGTCCAAGACCCAGCTGGGACAACAACATTAGGGTGCGAATTTTGATGGATGGATCCGTTTGGACTACCATTCCACTCAGATAATGATACTGATGCTGGAGATCCTTTAACAAACATGTCTAGATCAGCAACAACAGTCTTGTCTTCTTTCAGATCAAGAGCAGCAGTAGTTGCGGCATCGTCTGCCTTAGTGGCAATTGAAGCAGTAACAGTTGATGCAAAGTTTGCGTCGTCACCTAGTGCAGCTGCCAACTCGTTAAGAGTATCCAGTGCAGCAGGAGCGGCGTCAACAGTTGCAGCGACAACTTGATCAGCATATGCTTTAGCACTTGCTTCTGCCGCATCTGCTTTAGAAGTTGCGTCAGCAGCTGCGGTTGATACTGAAGCAGAATCGCCAGCAATACGCGCCGCAGACTCATTTGACAGATCGGTACTTGATCCGGTTGATGCCGCATCAACATATGCCTTAGTTGCCGCATCTTGTGCAGAACTTGGGTCAGCCATGTTAGTAACTGAGTTACCGTCCATGTCAACATCAGCAGTCATCTGAATGTCAGCTGAACCTGAAGATGTGCTGATACCAGCAGTACGAGCATTTGCAGCCGCAATAGCAGCTGTGTTTGCCGCAACATCAGCAGGAGTCGCAACACCACTTGTTAAAGTAGCATTAATTGTAGCAATGTCGGCTGAGTTAGACGCAACACTTGCTACTAGGTTTGTATCTGCATCTTGAAATGCAGTTACGATTTCTTGCAATGTATCCAGAGTTTCTGGAGACGTACCTAGAATCGCAGTAACTTGCGACTGTAGGTCTGCGATGTCAGCAGCAGTTAAACTTGCTACCGCATCTTGGATGGCACCTGCGACAACCTTGCCGTCTGCGCCAATAACAGTAACGTCGTTGATTGATAGTTCTCCAACTATGTCAGCTCCGTTCTGAATTCTAAACTTTTTGTTAGTACTCATTAGTTTATACCTTTTAGAATATATTAGAGAAGTGGGGGTAGACTGATTCTACCCCCGACGTTATTATGCGTCGACGTATGTCGCAGATACAGATACTACCGCACCAGCGTCTACAGCCGTGTAAGTCAATTCAACACTTGAACCGTTAACCTGTACGTCTGTGTCACCCAATAGTGAGGAACCAGTGTATAGGATACCATATTCAGTAATGAAGGCGTCTGTGCCATTGTGTATAACTAGACATTCGCGAGTCTCGAACTCACCGTTCAATTCTGTAGTAACTACGTACTTAGCAGAACGATAAGTTGTCTTATTGAATGCAGAAACTACTGTAGCAGAAGTTCCGGCAACAACATCATTACCCTGTTCGAATACCTTGATGTTATCCGCAAGAGTCTCAAGACCGACAGACTTAGGATCAAGTACACCAACTGAGTTAGTAGACTGAGCGATAACAACCGCTTGTGTACCAACTGGAAGTGCAGCGTTGAACGTGATAGTCTGGTTAGCAGCATCAATCGAGTAGTGAACCGATGGATCCTGAATAACACCACCAACGAATACGATCGCGTTCTGATCTTGCGTGTAGAAGTTCAGAGCGAAAGTAGACTGCGCACCGTCACCAGACATAGTCTGACGTTGTGCGTTGTTGAATGCCAACTGAGTTGGATCTTGTAGAGACATTCCGTCTAGAGTGTTATTTACACGTAGTACATAACCGTTCTTACCGTCGTAATCAGAATCAGCAACGTCTGCAAGTTCCAGCATGGTCTTAGCAGTGTCGATTGAGAATACGCCAGTAGATTGGTCGTAAGATGCCTTACCTTCACCAGCAACATCTGTTAGAGATACTGAAGCGCGAGAAAGTGCATCGCTGAAGAACTTCTTAGTACCTTCTACTAGATCGTCTGTAGAGAACTGTGAGATATGCTGTGCAGCAAGACCCGCATCCATCTGACCTTTGTTCACTGCATCAGCAGCGTCAGTACCAGTTGCAACACCGGAAACTTTGTTTCCGCCCATTGCTAGGTCGCCAGTCATTGAATCGCCAGACTTCTGGACACGTCCATCAATCTGAGTTTGTAGTGCGGCATCAGCAGTAGCGAACTCACCACGGACCGCATTATCACCAGCGACTCGATCAGTAATTTCCTGAGCAAGACCTGAAGCGTTAGTTGCGATATCCGTCTGGTTCTGAGCAACTAGACCAGCAAGAGAACCGTCTGCGCTTTGGAAAGCAGCAACGATTTCTGTCAATGAATCTAGAGCGGCAGAGTCAGTGTTCGAAGTGATGAAATCGATTTGCGTCTGTAGTGAACCTTCAACACCTTGCGCACGGCTTGACTCGTCAGAGATAGCAGTTGCGTTAGTAGTGATTAGTACACCTAGTGCAGTTTCAGCGTCTGTAGCACGAGTTACTTCAGTTGCTAGGTCAGATGTTAGTACACCTTCCGCAGCAGTAGCACGAGCAATTTCTGCGTCGATTTGTGATTGTAGGTTGTTGATACCAGAATTTCTTGTGTTATCAACGGCTTTGATTGCAGCGTCTAACTTCTTGTCTGCGTCTGCTAGAGAAGTAGATGCATCAATGTAGTTAGTAGTTGTTGGAGCGACGTAAGTACCGTCAGTTGCAAGACCTGCACCCAACTGTGTAGCAGACATCTCTGTCTCAAGTACAGTAGTGCGTGAGTCTAGAGCGTTATCAGCATTTGCACGAGCAGTTGCTTCTGTTGTGATCTTACCATCTAGAACGTCATCTGCGTTTTCACGTAGAGTTGCTTCGTTAGCAACGATTCCGTCTGCGTAAGTCTTAGCAGCAACTTCTGCGTCATCCGCTTCGTTTTCTGCGTAAGTCTGTGCAGATGCAAGAACAACTGCGTCACGTGCGATGTAGTCTGTTTGATCAGTTACGCGATCAGCAGCTAGATCGATACGGATCTGACTGTCAGCAGCGATGCGGTCAGCAATTTCAGAAACAAGTGCGTCTGAATCTGCATCTGCACGAGCAACAGCAGCCGCAAGACCAGATGTATTAGTATCTGTCTCACCGTGTACTTCGTTGATTGCACCAACTAGAGTCTGTGAAACAGTATCTAGAGTTTCAGTTGAAGAACCAACCTTAGCTTCTAGTGCGTCAATGTCTGCTTCGTTAACTGTTAGACGACCACCTTGTAGAGTCTGTTCAGTCTCTAGTGCAGAAGCACGAGTTTCTAGAGAAGTTGCACGACCTTCGACAGCGTCCATTTCAACTTCTAGAGTACCAACACGACCTGTGTTAGAATCTGCTTGACCGTGTAATTCGTTTACGGCTGCAGTTACGTCTGTAGCAACTGTTAGAAGAGTTGAAGTACCCATCTGAGTCTGTAGTGTATCTACGTGACCTTCTTCTGTAGTCATTCGTGACTCTAGGGAAGTTGCACGTCCTTCTACTGCGTCCATTTCAGACTGTAGAGTATCGACATTAGCTTCTTCTGTAGTAACACGAGCTTCTAGAGAAGTCAGATCAGCAGCTTCACCATCGATCTCTGCGTGTAATTCGTTAATCGCAGCAGATAGATCGGTTGCAACAGTTTGTAGTGCCGCAGAACCTTGCTTAGTTTCTAGTGCAGTTGCACGTCCTTCTAGAGTAGTTGCGCGACCTTCTAGTGAAGTTGCACGACCTTGGATTGCAGTGAAGTCTGAATCATGTCCGTCTAAACGACCTTCAGCGACATCCATTTCTGATTGTAATAGATCAACATTTCCTGCTTCGACATCCAACTCACCGTGGATTTCGTTAACAGCACCAACGACAGTTTGAGCAGTAGTATGGAAACCGCCTGTACCCTGCTTCGCTTGTAGTGAATCAATGTCTGCTTCGTTGACTGATAGTCGACCGTTCTGAACAACCTGTCCTGCTTCTAGTGACGTTGCACGTCCTTCAACAGCAGTTGCACGTGCTTCTAGATCAGTTGCACGAACTTCTACAGCATCAATATCATTTTCAGCAGTAGTTAGTCGACCAGAGTTAGCAGAGATAAGACCGTCTAGGTCTGAATCTGCACCTTGGAATGCAGCAACGATTTCTGTCAATGAGTCTAGAGCAGCACCGTCTTCGTTAGATACGATGAAGTCAACACGAGTTTCTAGAGTTGTTAGGTCAGTAGTCAGTACGCCTTCAGCAGCTGTTGCACGTACTACTTCCGCATCCAACTGTGATTGTAGATCAGCAACATCTGTTCCTTGTAGATTTTGCAGTGCAAGGATATCAGAATCGTTTGCAGTAACCTGTACCTGAACACTATCTACGTCTGTACGTAGACCTGCTTCAATACCTTCCGCACGGTTCTTTTCAGTAACAACAGCAGCGGCATTAACACCTTCTGCGGCAGTTGCACGGTTTACTTCAGCAGTGATTTGTGCTTGGTTGTCTGAGTGATCAGCAGCTTGCAATACTTGTAAAGCAAGAATGTCTGAATCATTTGCAGTGATTTGTGATTGGTTAGAATCAACGTCTGTACGTAGACCAGCTTCGACACCAGTTGCACGTGTAGTCTCTGCAACAACAGCATTTGCGTTTACTACTTCAGCAGCAGAGGCGCGAACAATTTCTGCGTCCAACTGTGATTGTAGGTCAGCAACATCTGTACCTTGCAAGTTCTGTAGAGCAAGAATGTCTGAGTCGTTACCAGTTACTTGAGTTTGTAGAGAATCCACAGAAGTCTGTAGACCTGCTTCAACACCACCGGCTCTTGCAGTTTCAGCAAGAATCTGTGCTTGTAGGTCTGAGTCTACTGCGTTGAAGTCATCTTCAACAAGATCTAAACGAGTACTTAGAGCGCCTTCTGCAGCTAGTGCACGAGTACGTTCTACGTTGATATCACCTAGGTTAGAAGAGATGTTAGCGATGTTAGTGTTTACGTCTGCACGTAGACCCTGTTCTACCGCTTCTGCGCGTTGCTTTTCAGTAACGACTGCAGCTGCGTTAGTTGATTCAACACCAGATGCACGGGCAATTTCAGCAGTAATCTGTGCTTGTAGGTCATCAACTTCTATTGTAGTGTTTGAATCCAATGCATCGATCTGACCTTGTAGGTTAGTATCGCCTGATGCACGAGCAACTTCTTCTGCACGTAGGTCGGTTTCATTCTGTGAAGAAAGAACCTGAACTGAGTCCATCTCGCCTTCTAGTACAGTAGTACGTAGAGCGACTGCTTCTTCAGCTGCTTCAGCACGTGCTTTTTCAGTTGCAACTTCTGCATCTGTGTAAGCATATGATTGCGACTTAGCAGTTGCAATTCGAGAAGTAACGGTGTTTCCAGCAGTACCATCTACAGATGCGTCACCGATAAGTGCGGCGTCTTGTGCATCAGCGTGTGCAATTGCAACGGCCTGGTGCGAGTCAGCTTCTGAGTCAGTGTATGCTTTTGCTTCAGCAAGAACGTCGTCTTTTTCAACTTGAATGTCAATGTTGATTTGATCAATCTGAGACTGTAGACCAGTGTCAGCAGTTGAACGAGTTGATGCTTCAGTATTGATGTTAGTTTGTAGAACACCTTCCGCTGTTTCTGCACGTAACTTCTCAGTTGCGATTGCAGTAGTGTTAGACGAAATAAGTGCAGACATGTCTGAATCAGATGACTGGAATGCGCTAACGATTTCTGTTAGTGAGTCTAGAGCAGCTGGATCAGTGTTGTTTGTAATGAAGTCAACTTGTGATTGTAGGTTTGCGTCACCAGCAATACGAGCAGCTTCTTCTGTATCGATGTTACCCTGTAGAGTAGTATCACCCGCAGCACGGTCAATAAGTTCTTGATCGATACGTGCGTTGATGTCTGAGTCTTCAGCGATTCGTGCAGCGTTTTCGATTGCTGTAGAATTGGTTGCTTCGGTGATTGCTTCTGCTTTTGCAGTTGCGATGCGGTCAGTAACAGTATTAGATACAGTACCGTCTACAGATACATCACCAATCATTAGTGCGTCTTGTGCTTCAGCGTGTGCCTTAGCAGCTGCTTCAGCAGTAACAATGTCAGCACCTAGATCAGCGCGAACTTGTGTATCTGCAACAGCACGTGCAAGAATTTCATCTGTGATGTTCTGCGCGTTTGCAGCTTCTGCACCAGTAGCACGAGTAACTTCAGAAGAAATTGCAGCTGTGTTAGCATTTTCTGCGTTAGTTGCGCGAGTGACTTCAGCAGTAATCTGTGACTGTAGAGAAGTCGATAGACCTTCTTCAGTAGAGATACGTGCAGAAAGTGCAGCCTCAGCACCAGTAGCGCGAGTTGTCTCTTGACCAATCTGAACAGCAAGTGCTGATTCAGCAGATTGTGCACGAGTGATCTCGACACTAACACGGTCATTGATTTCTGTTTCTTTATTAGTTGCACGAGTAACTTCAGCAGTAATTGCGGAAGAGTTTGCAATAATTGAAGCAGATAATGCGTCATCTGCATCTTCAAACGCTGCGATAATTTCTGCAAATGAATCTATCGCGTCTGAGTCAGTATTGTTTAGTAGTAGATCAATACGACCAGACAATGCAGTATCAGCTGACTGATATGCAATTTCAATTGCGTTTTCACGAGCAGTTGCACGTGTTACTTCTGCGTCAATGTTAGATTGTAGTACAACATCCGCTGACGAACGAGTAGATGCTTCAGCGTCAATGTTAGTCTGTAGTAGTGTTTCTGCGACTGTTGCTCGATTAGTCTCTACTGCTACCGCACTTGCGATATCAGATGCAACAGCAGTCTTTGCTCTTTCAGGTGTGAAATATTGGTTAGCCCCTTCTTGCAAGTCGTCCGTACTGAACGATGCGAAGAATGCGTCTGCTCCAATCTTCTTTAATGAGTCTGAACCGACATCATAGAGAAGGGTGAAACAATCCGCTGGATTGACCATACCTGTAAGGGTTGATTGTCCCTGTACCGCACTTTCGTCAAGTTTGGTATTAAGTACCGCCTTGTCCGCTAGTGCAGGGGATTTAATCTGCCTAAATGCCATTAGGTTATCTCCTAGGTTAAGTTATTGGTATTGGAATATAATTAAACGTTTAATAATATACTAACGAAATTTGATGTATATGTCCGTCCCTTGCGGGGGGATCTCAAAAAACTGTATAGTATCATTGATGGTTTCATAGATTTCTTCAGGATGCTGAAGAACGTCGTTCACCCATACATCAATCAAATCATCACGAGTTGGCGTACCGTTCAATTGAAATAGCGCAGTGTTGCCCTGAGCAGTGATCGATTGTGCTTCAGGAATCACTGTGCGGTCATTGGTTGATGAAGAGGTACCTTCGATATAATCGAATAGTGCAGTTTCTTGGCCAGGAGATGCAGAGACTTGATCTTGCTTTTGTTTTGCAAGATTAAATAAACTCTCTGCAAGTACCCTGTTAAAGGACTTATTATTGATCATATTGATGAGATACTATAGAATGGTTAATATACCCTGTTATTTATACGTGAAATGTTCTTCACTATAGGGTTTTTTTATTATTGCCTGAACTGTAATAAATCTTGCAACAGCTGGTTAATTTCTTGTATGTCACTATCTAATCCGTTAATTCTAGTATGTAATGCATCTATTTCAACTTGAGTGGCGACATTGTTACCATTTAGGGTATAGGGACCAAAGAGTTGAACTCCCGTGTCATCCATAACAAGTCGATCATCATTTTGATACTGCATTTTAAACTGACTATCATTGAAACCTAAATGTTTAATGATTGTGTCAGTACCATTATGATAAAAACGAGTTTCTTCGTTAGTGCCTACAATGAAGGCAAAGTGGTCATCTATTATGAGGTCGTTTCCAAAAGAAACGCCTGTGGAATTGTAGGCTGCTACTTGAACAACTTGTTCTGCGTCTACAACGTGAGTTAGGGAGATAGTACTCCCGTCATCTGCAACGTAGTCTATTCCTTGATGGAGTAAGACACCGTTGAGATATACTTGAATTCTTGATGGACTGTTCGGATCTGGATCGTATTGTAATACGTTACCAGCGTCGTCTGATCCTGTTATAACTTCTAGTGTTCCGTCAGAGGTATAGATGTATGCGTTAAATGTAGTTGTCGCAGAGAGACTCTCATCTCCTACAGCGCCAATCTCTACAATTGTTTGAACGCCACCATCATACTCTCGTTTAATATAGAGTTTGCCGTCCTGAGTATTTATACCAATCTCGCCTAGTTTTAGTTCTTCAATACTAGGAATATCACCAAGACCATCAAATGTCTTTATATTTGCACCGATATTCTGAACAACATTACTAATAGGACGACCGACAGTAACTCGTTTGACCTTGGTTCCAGAACCAAACCCATTGATTGATGTTACTCCGGTTACACCACTGACTCTTCGTATAGGCATGGTATTACCTTGTTACCGAAGGGTTGACTTTGATCTTACCTTCCAGTATTCTTTCTATGATAGTGTTACCTTCTTCATCATTGAAGCTTATTTCAACATCATAGACATATCTACCACGAGTGGATAAAGTATCAGTTTGCAAGTTAGTTAAGGATATTGTAACGACGCCCTCTAAAGGGGGAGTAGGTATTACAGCAGTAAAGTCGATCGACTCAGCACTTCTGTAAGTTTTTTTCATTTTGGCTGCTACTGAATAACCAGTAAGGTCTTTCTGTGAACCATCGGGGTTCACCAACTCTATTTGTAGAGCTAGATCCGCACCTTGGTCAATTGTAAAATCTTCGTAAGTAGCCATAATCCTTAAAACCCTGAACTGTTTATAAAACGTCTTCCTCTATTTATAACAGTTCAAGGTTAGAAGAAAATATTTTTAGTCTTCAGATTCAATATCTGCAAGAACCATTGCACGGAAACCTTCGGATGCTTCTGAGTAATCAAAAACATAAGAGACTGTGCAACGCCAATCTTCTGTAGATGCAGCATGATACATTACTTTGTCTGACTCACCGTAGTGACCGAAGTATGCAGCCTTACAAGTCCATTCACCTGGCTTGTCTTGACAACGAATTACTTCTTTAGTCTCTGGGTGGATATACTCAAAGTAACCTGAACCATCTTCTGAGTAAGAGAAGATTAAGTTATAGCCTGGAGCATTTGCATTGTTGTGCCAAGAGATGAAGCCGCCTGGCGGATACACTGCTGCAAGTGCGTTATGCTTGACTGACAAAAAGTTCATCATCTTATCGTTTAAGTCACGTAGGTGATGAGTCATGTCACGTTTGAAAAATGGATCTGCATCCTTTTCAAACATCATGTGTGCTTTATCTGAAAGTTTAAAGTTGTAACCAACAAGTTCGTCTGGGAAACCTTCGTGTCCTTGACCCTGTGCAACGATCTCATCCATATGAACTGGTCCAACAAAGTATGGACGCTGTCGAATGTGTTGTGCAGAGGATAGGTGACAGTTCTCTTCGAAACCTTTCGTGGTATGCAACTTGGCGTATTCGTTTAGAATCTCTAGCAACTCAGGGTTGTTTACCTGTATGTGCTTTAGATATGAGTCGTTTACCTGTGTCATACGATTGGAGTATCCTTATTTAAACCTGCCGAGAAGTGACGTAGTATCACTGGTCCCGTTTCAGGTTTTGTTATCGCCCAATTAAGAGCGTTGTAATAATTCCACCTCAAGTCGTCATCAAAGATACCAACCTTGAGGTCCTTATATTTTTCTTCTTTCTCGACTAACCACCAAAGAGAAAATTGGTCCCAAGACTTGAGACTGTCAATATACCCTTCTGGCCACCAAGTATCGTTCATTTGCCTGAACGTCAAATCCCACCAGTCATTCATGAATTCACGAACAATTGGTTTGGTCATATCATATAAACATACACCACCGCATAATGTAAACTTCGCACTACCTTCTGGAGTATCAAAGTCTCTTTCTGCGTAAATATAGTCACGATCATCTGTCAATGCAGAGAAGACCACATCATGGTCTTTCATTTCATCCCAAACCTTGATAATGTCTTCATGCTCACATTCCATGTCAGCATCAATGTACATTGTCAAGTCATACGGGGATTTTGCCATCCCCCATAGTTTAGCGCGGTAGTGGTCATCACAGAATATAATATCATCTGCTACTTCTCTACCACGGTCATCAATAAATCGTTCTTCTGTAACGATACAGATCTTACATTCTTCTTCAGGTTCATAATAGTCCCTGAGAGACTCTGCAAGATTTAGTCCGTACAAATAAAAGTTTCGTTTCTTGGACGAAACAATTATAAATCCTTTAGTCTTTTCCATTAGTCTCGGCCTCTAGTTGGTCTTGTAGAATCATGATTGAGTACATGTCGACTTCAATCTTAGATTTTGCACGACGCAATTTTGCCTTCAACTTACGGTTTTTGGAACTTTTAATATCATCTACTTCAAAAGCTTCCATCTTATAATTGAAGAGTTTTTCAAGTTTACGTGCTTTATCATGTTCTTCATCACGCATCTTCTCTTCTTCTGCTTGTGCCTTCTTGCGAATAACGCGATCGGTTGTTTCCTTATCAATCGCATCAGCACCTAAGGCCTCGACTACTTCATTAAACAGTTCGTTTTCAACACCGTTCTTATCATGCCGATGTAAAAACATTTGTTGGGCGGTTACTCTACCCACATCATCTTCAAGTTCTAAAATACAGTTTAGTTCTTTCTTTTCGTCTGTTTCCCAGAACGCATTATTCATCCATTGCTTACGACTCATTAAATATCTCCAGAGAGTTCAATTCATTCAAAGTTATAATGTATATAGTGTTGAGATAAAGCGGGTCAAATGAATGACCCGCCTTGTTCTCATATTATACCATACTTAGAGCGATTATGCAACCCTACAGTATAGTGTATACACTTCTGGTGTATGTACTAGAGTGTCACTAATCGTTGCACCAACATAGTTACCTAGGAAGGAGCGTGAGTAGTTGCCACCGAAGTTGCGTGAGTAGTTACCAGTAAATCCGCGTGAGTAGTTACCAGTGAAGTCACCTACGTATGTAGATACACGATCACGTGAGTAAGTACCGGAGTATGCAGAACTACGGATTCTTGAGTAAGCAGATACACGGACACGTGAGTAGTTACCTACGAAATCACGTGAGTAGTTGCCTACAAAGTCACCGACGAAGTCACGAGCATATGCTCCTGTGTACTCACCAGCAAACGTTCTTGCATAGTTTCCAGTAAAGTCACCAGCAAAGTCACGAGTATATTGACCAGAGAACCCACGAGAGTAGTTACCAGTAAACGTTCTTGCATAGGTTCCTGTGTATTCACCAACATAGTTTCTTGCGTAGTTACCTACGTAGTTTCCACCAAATTGTCGTGAGTAAGTTCCAGAGTAAGCACCAGTGTATTCACCAACAAAGGTTCTTGCATAGTTACCTACGTAATCACCAGCGAAGCCACGTGCGTAGTTTCCTACGTAGTTTCCACCGAAGTCGCGAGTATAATTACCAACATAGTTTCCACCGAAGTCACCAACATAATCACCGATGAAGTTACCAGCGTAGTTACGTGAGTATTGACCAGAGAACGTTCTTGTGTAGTTACCAGTGAAGTCACCAGCAAAGTTGGTTACACGATCACGAGCATATGCTGAACTACGGTTACGAGTGTATACCGAAATTCGGTTACGTACGTATGCAGAGTAACGAGTACGTGTAGATGTACGAGTATACTCACCAGTGTAGTTACCAGCGAAATCGCCTGCGTATCCACGAGCATAGTTACCTACGTAATCGCCTGCGTATCCACGAGCATAGTTTCCTACGAAGTTACCAGCAAAGTTAGTTACGCGATCTCTTGTGAAATCTCCAACGTAGTTAGTGATACGAGTTCTTGCATAAGCAGAACCACGGTTACGAGTCGAGGTACGAGTCGAGGTACGTGTGAAGTCACCAATGTAGTTAGTGATACGAGTACGTGCATAAGCAGAGTAACGAGTACGTGTAGAAGTTCGAGTAGAAGTTCTTGCGTAGTTACCTACGAAGTTACCAGCAAAGTTAGTTACACGATCACGCGTGAAATCACCAACATAGTTAGTGATGCGTGTACGGGCATATGCAGAGTAACGAGTACGTGTAGATGTACGAGTACTTGTACGAGCATAGTTACCGACATAGTCGCCAGCGTATCCTAGAGTACGAGTATAGTTACCAGTGTAGTCACCAGCATAGTATCCAGCTCTCGTATAGTAACCAGTTTCAGTTCTTGTTCGTGTTGATGTACGAGCATAGTTACCAGTATAGTTACCAGTACGAGTACGGCCATAGTTACCAGTATAAGCACCAGTACGTGTACGAGAGTAATCTCCAGCATATGAGAACGCACGGTTACGAGCGTAATCTCCAGCAAAGTTACCAGTAAAGTTAGTTACACGGTCACGTGAATAGTTACCAGCATATGATGCCGCACGAGTACGAGAGTAATCTCCGGCAAAGTTACCAGCATATGATGCTGCACGGTTTCTAGAGTAATCTCCGGCATATGATGCTGCACGAGTACGAGAGTAATCACCAGCATAGTTACCAGCATATGATGCTGCACGGTTTCTAGAGTAATCACCAACATATGATGCTGCACGTGTACGACTATAGTTACCAGTGAAGTCTCCGGTATAGTTAGTAGCACGAGTACGACCATAGTTACCAGTATATGTTACGCCACGCGTGTAGTTACCAGTATAGTAGACCGTTACTGTGCTATTACGTGTGTAGTTACCAGTATATGTTAAATTTCTGCTGTAGTACAGAGCGCCAGTGTAGTTACCAGAATAGTTGCCGGTGAAAGTATTAGGTGATAATCTTCTAATATAATACCTAGGAGCACCGAAACCAGAGCTATGGTAGCTACCTCTACCGTATGTTACCCCACCGACAGTTATTGTCGTTGTAGATCCGTTGCTCAATGCAGTACTTCCAGCAAACCCATCCCAGTGTATATTATAGATGTATATACCACCTTCGTATTGCACTTCCCAGTAATAAGTTGGTTGTGCAAAGCTCGTCTGAATTTGGAAGCCACTCCAGCTAGAACCAGATCCAGTACTTTCTCTGGTAGAAACACGAGTAGAATAGTTATATCGAGTATAGCTTACACTTGATGCACGGTTTCGACTATAGTTTCCTGTGAATGATCCGCCGTTTATAGAATCTCTAGTGTAGTCAAGCGTTGCAGCACGTCCTCTAGAGTAATCACCAGCAAAGTTACCAGTAAAGTTGGTTGCGCGGTTACGCGAGTAATCACCAACATATGATGCTGCACGAGTACGTCCGTAGTTACCAGTATATGTCGCATTACGTGTACGAGCGGATGTACGTCCGTAGTTACCGACATAAGATGCGGCACGAGTACGACCATAGTTACCAGTATATGTCGCATTACGTGTACGAGTGGATGTACGTCCGTAGTTACCAACATAAGATGCGGCACGAGTACGTCCGTAGTTTCCTACGAAGTTACCTGCGTAGTTAGTAGCACGAGTACGGCCATAGTTACCAGTATAGTTACCAGTACGTGTGCGTCCGTAGTTACCGACATATGAGAATGCACGGTTGCGAGAGTAATCTCCAGCGTATGAGAATGCACGGTTACGAGAATAATTTCCAACGAAGTCGCCGGCATAGTACAATGTACGGGTATAGGCTAGTGTACGTGTTGATGTGCGGGTTGAATTACGAGTGTAGTCGTATGTTTGATAGCGAGTACGAGTACTTGTTCTTGCGTAATCTCCCACATAATCGCCAGCATAGTTACCAGCATATCCACGAGCATAGTTACCAACAAAATCACCTGTGAACGTTGTTGCGTAGTTACCGATAAAGTTACCAGCAAAGTTAGTTACACGATCACGTGAATAGTTACCTACGTAATCTCCGGCATAGTTACCAGCATATCCACGAGCATAGTTACCAACAAAGTCGCCAGTAAATGTGGTTGCATAGTTACCTACGAAGTTACCACCATAGTTTCCTACGAATGTTCTTGAATAGTTACCTACGAAATCACCAGTAAAGGTAGTTGCATAGTTACCTACGAAGTTTCCGGCAAAGTTAGTGACGCGATCACGAGTATATGCAGAATAGCGAGTACGAGTTGACGTACGGGCATATGCTGAATAACGTGTACGAGTGGATGTACGAGTAGAAACACGAGCGTAGTTACCAACATAATCACCAGCATAACCACGAGAGTAGTTGCCTGCGAAGCCACGTGAGTAGTTACCCACGAATCCACGAGCATAGTTACCTACGAAGTTACCAGCGAAGTTAGTAACTCGATTGCGTGTGTATGATGAAACACGTGCACGAGAGAAAACGCCTGCGAAGTTTGTTACACGGTCACGTGTGTAATTAGTTATACGAGTACGGGTGTAGTCTGCTGAGTAAGCAGATGTACGAGTTCGAGTACTAGTACGTGCATAAGTTGATACACGGTTGCGTGTGTAGGTACCGGCATATGCAGATACACGGTTACGGGAATAAGTTCCTGAGTAAGTTCCGGTGTATGCTGACACACGAGTACGAGTGTAGTCTGCTGTGTAAGCAGAACTGCGTGTACGTGAGTAAGTACCTGTGTAAGTTGATACACGACCACGAGTATAAGAAGAAACTCTATTGCGTGAGAATGTACCAGTAAATGGTGTGATTCGGTTTCGGACATATGTAGAAACACGTGAACGGTTGTAAGTACCGGCAAAATAACCAGTAAATGCAGTTAGTCTGTTACGTGTATATGATGAAACGCGAGTTCTTGCGTAGTTGCCTACATAGTCACGAGCATAGTTTCCTACGAAGTCACGTGAATACGCTCCCGTATATTCTCCAACAAACGTACGTGAGAAAGTATCTACACTATTACGAGTATATGTTGAAATACGGTTACGAGTATATGCAGAGATTCTTGTACGTGTGTAAGCTGAGTTACGTGTACGAGAGTATGCAACGTCGACAATAGTACGACGGGTGTTAGAGGCAGAACCTCGTGGTACCCATGTACCTGCTAGAGTTGGAGCACCTTGTGCAGATGAACGCAACTGGTATGAACCAATCGCACCTGCTGTTGCTCGGAGTGACTTAGCGCGTTGACCAAGTGTATACTTGATTTCTGCGTCTGACATTTCTTTAAAACCGCTGAATGATGAAGTACCATCATAGTCGGTTGCAACTGGACGTGTAGTGGTAACACCGGCTGGTGGTGTTGCCAAAGTAACTTTCTTCCAGATGTGGTATTGAGTTGTTGTACCGTCACCATGAGTATCGGAGAACACACCATCGATGTGTTTGGTCCAATCACTGCCTGGCGAGGACGTTGAAAGTTCATATGCACCCTGAAGACCTAGGGTCTCCACATTTTTTAGTGCACGATTTGTGAGATTATCTAAATCTGAGTCTACCATTTCGTAGAAGCCAGGATTAGAATTATCTGCATAATAACCGACAGGACGGGCAAAATCAGAACCAGATTCACTCGCGGAACCAGCAACCTGTTTCAAGGTTGTAGTTACACTTGTGCCAGTGATAGCAGACATTGGGTGTGTACCCGCTGGTTCATTGTAGTACGTATCTACAAAAGAACCGATGTTTGTACCATTGGTTAGACTGATGTCACCGACATCACCAGCGGAGGCCTCCGCTAATGCTTCACCCACCTTTACCGCAAGATACATCTCTTGCGCTGGAGTGAATTCCTGTAGGTCACCATCGGTATTTTTAATTTTTAGTGGTATACTAGATGCTGACACGATATCGTCTCTCTTTAGCTAAAGTTAAAGTTTATTGGTTAATGACCCCTTTATTTATAACAAAAAAAATGTGCATAAACGAAGTCTAAGCACATTTTTAAAAAAATATTTACTTTACTTATAATATTCTAATTTCAGAGATTAAGTAAATAATTATTGTGGGGGTTCTGGCCAGTTAACCTGATTAATATTTGACATATCCGGATCAATAAAGTCTAAGTCTCTTAATTCTTGACGATACCCCGCCCACGCATTCTTCATATCAGTAGATAGTGGAGAGTCTGAGAGCTGAGTCCAGTCAGTGCTCGCTATAATGCGATTTCTCATAAATCTGACTTCATTCATTAGATCTTCTTGATCCCAAACCCATTCTCCATCTACCCAAGAAGAATGTATATTTGGAGAAGGTTCTCTTTGTTTCCAGTCACCATCCCAATAATGAGTTTGTATAAAATCTGTTTTGTCTTGAACAACAAAATCGATGTGTACAATTGTTGTGCCATCTTCTCTTAAACCTTCAGGTTCGTTAGAGCCACTGGCTAACTTTAATGTTTGTATTTCATTATTTCTAATGTATGCGATGTAATAAATCATTTTCTTTCTCTTTTTTAAATTAATACGCCAGTAACGATCATTGCATTAATGGAATTATTATAACTTTCAGTACTTGTGGCAAAGTTACCACCGCTGGTTGGGAGTCCGTTGCCGCCGGGTGGCCCCAGCGGTGAATCATCGTCATCGCCAGAGTTGCCGAGGTCGATCGCAGTACTGAAATAATTTATAGCATGACGTGGACCAATCCATAGGCCTATAACCGTAGAACTAGTAATAAGTCCACCAACTACTCCATTTGTCCATTTTGAAAGTTCAACGTAGTCACCTGAAGATCCTAGTTCTTCACCACCATTTTGTGGTGACCAAGCATCCACAGTTCTCGTTTCATAAAAACTGTTGATCTTAAAATGCTGTCCTAATGTTATGGATCTACTATCAAATTGTACAGTTTGATCTTCGTTGTACACAACTAGACCATAATCATCCGTAGATGATATTTGACTAGAATGTCGTACTACAAAGTAATCTAGGATTACTGGAGTAGGGGATGTCCATGTGGTGTTACTAATACCATTGTTGTTAGTCAGAGTAAAATCTTGTCCATAAAATGCCGGCGCAGTTGGTGGTATAGTTAAGGGTGCGCCCATAAACACTACAGTGGTTGCAAAACTGCTTGCTTGACCATATGGTACCTTTACAAAAACAAAATCATCTGAACCTATCGTAATACTAGGTCCCAATCCTGTTCCAATTTCAGTAACAACATAACTATTCATTTTACGAGAAGAGTCAAACATTAACCCGTTATTATCATTATATACTGTTAAGCCATAATCACTCATTATTGAAACCTGAATAGTTTTGCAGAAACAGATTGCGAAGAAGTTCCTGTATTTTTAATTCTTAGTATGTCATTGACAGAATCTCTTTCTACTTCAATGTCTGCATCTAACCCTGTGTTTTCTTCAATGAAAATACCTATGAGTGCTGGATTTCCAGCACCACTCGTTTGAATATCTATTGAAGAACCCCCTGAAATTGCTTGACTAGTAAATTCAAATTCATATTCTTCATTAAAAATATTATTTGAATTGGTGATAACAGACCCATTAACACCGTCTGAAATATATAGTCCATAACTCATGATAGTTTACCAAGTTTGACTCTTACATTATTAGCGTCACTAATCGTGATAAGATCGTTAGTAATTGACATACTACCTTGTCCAGCTACACTAGATGTTATATTTAGACCAGTGTCTCCCTCTTCATAACTATCTGGATCAGTTGTAATAGCAACTAAACTTGCATCGATTCTACCCGTGGTAATATGACCACCATCAATAGTTGTGATTAAAGATGATTGCGGATTACCTAACTCTTGGTTCATGTTTTGGAAAGTAACCAAACCATTAAAGTTGTAACTACGGAATGCAGCACTTACTGCAACCGTCGTGACACCCTCGGCACTTCTTTCTGCAAAGTATCGAGCAGCCCATAACGTTCCAGATAAGTTAGTGTCTACTGTTGGGTTCATACCCCAGTTACCATTCAATCCAGTGATTGAACCGCCATCTGTATCATCCCAAGTAAATCCTAGTGTTGCATTGTAAGAAGGCTGTAGTGATGCTGCTAAAGTATCCTGTTCTGCCTCTATAACAGTATAGTAGTAAACGTATCCGCGAGATTCTCTAGGTAGATTTTCTAAGTCCGGAGTTCCTGAATCACCATCGACAGAGTAGATAACTGGACTTGTCCATGTTAAATCATCATCGATTCCTTGTAAGTCACCCTGAACTGTAGCTACCGCACGACTCATCCATAGTGCATTACCTAGTGTACGATCTTCTTGTGGAGTCTCTGACCAATCAGAAGGTAGTCCAGACATTCCATCGTTATCAAAATCATAGTAAACACTTGGGTCATTGTTTGTAGGTAGAGTCCCTGTAATGCTTGATACTGTCGCAGTAGAAGAATCTCTCTTAAAGATCTGTACCTGATATGTCGAGAATCCATCCGCACCGTTATTGTGGTCTAGGTAAGGAGCAGACCAAGTTGCAGTGTTGTCTGTACCCTCATCACCACTGATAGAGAAAGTTGCTTCGGATGCCCATATTGTACCACCGACATTGTACCCTGCGGCGTCCATAAGACCCACATCGTCGTACCATGTATGATCAGTTGCAGTAGGCATTACTTTAGCAATACCACCCGTGAAGTTAACACTACCGCCTGTAGGAGTATTTGGAGCACTAGCACTTGGTGTTCTGGTCACCGCAACAACGTGCGCAGTAGATCGGCCAGGTGCACCATTACCACCCGCCTGAGTTGCTTCTGGGAGATCCCATTCTATTTGAGTATCTTCTACCAGAGGAGTAGTTGCTGTTGGATAGTTGTCTGGTCGAGTTGACGCAACACCTGTAATGACGTATAATTGACTATCACCTGTTGGTACTGTTTTAGACCAATTTGCAGGCGGTGTAAATGTTTTAGTTTCAAAGTTAAATGATCCGCCAGACACGGCAGTGGATGTAGTCCAACTACCCGCACGACGGTATGCATTAACCTGTGTGACTTGATATCCATCGATACCATCAATCGCAACATTAAGAATTAGTTTTGGTGTAGTAAATGTTAGAGTATTATCTGCACCGATCGCACCACGAAGAGTAGCGACTGTACTGATCTCCCATAGTGGACCATTGCTTTCGTCGTTACTATCGAACAACGGCGGCATCTCTTCTGTCCAATTGATACCTTCATGTGAAGGTAGACTTGAGAATCGATTTAATGTAAAGTCATACACCGCACCATTGTTCGCATTGTTTGCTGGATTCGGTAGAATGTATGCGGACTGTGTTAGGTCTAGATGTGATCGTGCATACAAAGACTTGAAGTATGTTGATACTGGAATGATCGACTGAATCGTAGGTTCTGACCAATCAAGTGGCGTACCTGTAGATGTTCTGTCGTCTGTAGCCCAGTCTTCGCCGGTATCACCAAACTGTGTGAATAAGTGATATGACTGCCATAGAGTATCTGTACCAGATGGTGGTGTTGAGTACCATTGGTTACCCGAAGAATCTGTAATAGGGAATCCTAGATGAACTCCTGCTGGAGTGGCTGCACCGAAATCGATACCACCACCACGTGGCTCATCTGGTACAACTAAATCGTTGTTGGCGTCTGCCGTATCTGCTACACGACGATATGCAACTGCAAGGAACGTGGACCTACCATCTTGACCATCTGTACCTGAAGACGTTGGTCGTGGATCTCCCCATGTGATCGAAGTATCAACTGTATCACCTTCTGCAAGATCTACATCACTTGCAATACCTGTTACAACATACAGTTGAGGAGTTTCTTCGGTACGAGGTGGGGGTGTGCTTTCCCATCCAGCATCTACCGATGCAGTTACCTGTTCTTCATCTGGTGATAAGTAAATTCCTGTAGAGAAATCAAATGTACCGCCCACTGGAGCATCAGCTGCGCCAAGTGTCGTATCGCTTGCAACTCTCTTATATGCAAATATCTGTGCATACTTAGCTCCCGCACTGTTATCTACTGGAGTTGACTGTGATCCTACAAGTGATGGATCTGACCATGTGCCTGCGTTTACGGTTGTGTCTGGGTCAAGCGTAATAAAGGTTGTAGTAGACGCCCAGACATCTTCGTTTGCTGGAGTTGAAGGAATACTTCTGTACCAGTTTGGACCCGTAGGTTCTGCAAAGGTTCCGGTCGAAAATGTATATGACCCATTGTTTGGTTTTGTAGGGGTAGTCTCTTTTGGAGAACGAGCGTATACTGTGACTGTGTAGACAGATGTACCACCTGTCCCTGAACCGCCACCAGACTCATCATCAGCGATCCAAATAGATCCGTTCCACTTTAATACCTGTCCGAGAGTTTTACCTGTGGTATTGACATCTTCTAAGTCGTCTAGGGATTCAACATCCGAAGAACCTGTCCCTATGTCGCTTTTGTTTGCAAGTTCTATCCATGAATTACTATGCGCAAAGTATGCTCCACCTGTTTCATGAACATGAGCAAACATACCGTGATAGGTGGATGCATTTGGTAGGTCTGACACTGACTGGTACATGTTGCCAAACAAAACTTTATTGCCGGACATATCCAAGTCGGAACCTTCGATGATTGCACGGACTGCAGCGGCATCAAGACTCACGTCTAGACTATCGATCGCAGCCTGAATCAATGCATTGACTTCGGCCTCTGTCATCTTAGACGTATCTATCTCAGCGAAGTTTTGATTGATCTTTAAAATCGCGGCGTTGATGTTGTCTGCAAGATTGACTACTTGTATGTTACTCATTTTTATCCTCTACTAAACGAAAAAGCAATTCTTTTATTTGTGTCATATCTTCCTTTAATCCTTTAACTTCTTTGGATAAATATTCAATATGATTTTGCTTTTCTTGATTTGATTTGCTTATCTTCCGTGCTTTATCTATCTCAGCCTTGTTGGTATTTAGTAACACTCCAGTTCGTCTATCTCGCACTAGATTATTATGTCCTTCTACTTTTATATGATTATTCATAATTAGTTCTGCTGCGGATCGCCTTCACCATCGCCACCATCGCCATTACTGCTACCACTGCCGCCGGCGCCAGGCGTAGATGTAGCACCTTCACCAACGATCATCTTGACTTCTCTGGTGAACGTTGAACCAAGTAGAGTAGTGGTTGCTGTAACAGTAGCGTCAGTGCCCTGTGGAGCATTTGCAACGGTGAACGACGCGAAATCTCCACGGTTAAGTGTTACAGTAGTTCCTGAATTCGTCCATGCGGCTCCGAAAGTTACGTCGATAGTGCTGTTTTGTTCAGACCCCCACATCATATGGAAGTCGACAGAACTGTTTGCATCAACTGTCAACACTTGGTCTGAAACGGTCGCGCCATAATGGAAGTTTTTAGGTTTAGTCGAATCCAGTGAATAGTGTGTTAGAGTAGGGTCTGGGTCATTAACAAAACCATCATCCGCATTCAAAAGAACCAACTGAGACTCAAGTGAGTCATCAACCAGTGGGGCACCCTCTAGAGTATAGCTAACATCTAATGGTATAGAGGTAGTTCCTGTAAGGGTGGTTCCATTGTCTAGACTATTGTCTGGGCTAATGAATATTTCTATTCTTACTGTACCAGTGATGGCAACTTCTGGATCTAGATGTAGTGAATCGACAGTCCACGATGCACCATTATCAAGCGAGTTGCTATGTTCATCGATAACGAGTCCATGCCCGCCCCAAGTAATCATGTTACCGCTAGAGTCAAGTTCACCAACATCAACGGAAATAACTTCCTGATAACCTATGTCTGCACCAGTACCTACGTTTCTTAGTTCTGCTCTAGGAGTGGCCTGGGTTGCAAAAGCACCAGAGTAAACAGGTAGCGCTACATCGTCAACATGAGTGATTCTGAAACCACATTCAAAAATCTCTCCCACTTCTACTGGTCTATCCAACCACTTACCTGTGGCCAGGATAGTACTTCCTGTTAGAGAATCGTCCCCAACATTGACACTTCCTTTTTTAGGGTCATTGGTGTATAGTTGGAAATCACCATTATTATCGAACTTAGCAAACAATCGAACCCTTCGTGTACCTTGATGCCAGTACTCATTCGGAGTCATGTAATTATTGATGTCCGATTCTGGATTGTACTGACTTAGGATACGAGGAGCGCCTGTGATAGATACCGAAGTTGGTAATTGACTTATCTCAGGGAATGCAACTGCTGATAAAGAAGTTCCTGTATCTGTACCCGTATCATCGCCACCTGTATTGGTTTCGCCGGCGGTGTCTGTGCTACTAGTAGTGTTTGTACTACCACTATTGCTACTTGAACTTGATGTGGTAGTAGTACCTGTGGAACCCGAACCTCCTGTTATCAGAGCAATTGCACGTAAGTCTTTAATTAAAGGAGACTTAGAAGAGTTCTCTGAATGCATTACGATCTTAATCTGGAATGCGGTAAACTGCTCTGACTCATGAGTATACTCATACTCTGGGAAATTAGATGGGTTGTCGCTTGTAGGGATTTCTCTGTCTATATCGACCTTTACCCATTCGTGTATAGAATCTCCTTCTATAGCAGTAGACGCGACCAATGTATCTTCGTCTGGTGCTGTCTTAACATAAACTTCAAAGTCAGAACCAGATGGTCGGTTACCTGAAAATATTACCTTTAGGCCAAGTGAGGACTCATCAACAACAACTGGTGTTGTAATGTGTTGCGCAGCATATGCAAACGTAGTATAATCCGGTGTATCTGTATTAGGATCATATACATCATGATCAATTACGTTTTCTAATGTCATAACTGCAACACGTTGAAGGTCAATTACAGGAGAAACTTTTGGATCTGCTGTGACCAATGATAGGTTTAACTTTAGCGTTTCAGTTGATACGTTTTCAGAAGAAGCAACAATCTTCGGTTGTGAGTTCAAATTATATTCATTTATAAAGACCGGAACTTCGTCCTGTAAAGTGTATACAAACTGATTTACTGTACGACTGTCTGAAGAAGAACCATAGGATTTTGCGACAGGCGCACTCAGGCCTGCATTTATTTTAGTAGTGTTAGGTACTATTGCTTGGATCTGTGGAACGAACGTATCGTAATAGACTTGTTGTGAAGCGACAACCGTATTACCACCACCGGATGAACTAGCAGTTGCGACAGTAGGAACCTTAATATAATAACCGTCCCATGTTGGTTGATATACTTCAAGTAGGCCATTCATTTCTGAAGCGGGAACTCCACCAATATCATTGACAACACCTGAGATAGAAACTATATCTTCGTTACTGAATCCGTGACCTTGATGATAAACCTTTACTATTCCGTTGTTAGCAATATCATCTGTATGAGTCTGACCGGCAACGGTTTCAATAGGATTAAATTCTAATGTGACTTTAGGTAAAGATGTATTATCTAATACTAAATTACCCGATGTCTCAAAATGTGCTCGATGCAACTTGAACATCAAGTCTTTACTTTGATCCGGTGTCCATGTGCTAGAGTTTTGAGATAAGAATAATGAACCTAGAGTAGAAATTCTTGGAGCCTTGTCCTGATTACTTCCTATGACAAATTCTTCTGATTCAGAAATATATACGTTATACTCTACGGATTCACTGAATAGTATTATCGCATATTCTTTACCGCCTGTCAAGTAAATCGGTTCGTCAAACTTAACAGCAGTTGCGCCAGTAGTCAATAGTGTATTCATTCCTTGACTTTCGCCTGAAATAGAATCATATGAAGTAACTGTGACATCATCGGAATTGACAAACACAACCGAGCCTGGAACGACCTGATTGGTAGGAACTCCATTTTCTACTGTGCGAACCTCAACCTGTAGAGGGGCATTGCTATCCTTAGACTCCATGAATACGTCTAGCTGAGTTAGGAATATACCGTTAGGGTTTTCAATCTGGTCGACGAAGAATGTCTGCGCTAAAGGATCATTACGTCCTTCACTTCTGTAGACCCTTCTTGTAGTATCGATATTACCCTGTGAGGTATCTAAAGCACCTTGAGACGAGTAGAACGCAGATGTAGATATAGTAGACTCCGCGTCATATAGACTTACATCTAACAACTCAAACTTTTGAGTTCCTGTTCTAAACTTCAAAGATTCTGTATTAGGTAAGAAGAATGATCCGATTAGCTCACCCTTGCTATCTGTCTGCAAGAGAGTTGGTCCACCTAAGTCTGCTGGATATCCTGATTCGTTTGCATACTCACTACCAAATTCTTGTGGATTATCCGCAAATCGTTGGGTAGTTGATTCCTGTCGAACCCAATTACTTACGTCTACACCGTCAAAGTATGCAAACATCTTAGTGTTAGGACGAAGTCCTTTGGCGACGAAGTTGATTCTACGAGAACGCATATACGGAATGATTTGCTGTCCACCAATAGTTTCACCAAGCAAGTCTTGTGCGTGAACCATATTTTCATATTTGTATTGATATTCAGCCAAAGGCATATGTAAGTTACTATTGAATGACGTTACACTACCGTCGATCCAATTATAACTACCGCCGTACCACAAATCTTCTTGAGTGTGATAAATGCTTTGTATTACCGGAGGCAAATCTCTAGATTCTCTCCACTCATCCGATGATGGAGACAATTCTAAATTACCGATATACGATACTACAGTATGAGGATTAACATTAATAAAACTAGTAGCAAGTTCCTGTTCGGTGAATTCGACTTCAACATATGGTAGGGTAACCAAATCACCCTTCTTGCTTATTACGGTATCAACGTTATCTGTGCTATATGATAGTCGTACTGAATTTTCACGAAAAGATGCCTGTAACAATCCACTTCTATCAACGGACGCTCTATAGTTCTCGTTATTAATGTCAGAGTAGTCGAATGTACTAAAATTATCAGCGAAGAATCCTGACTTAACTCTTGACTGCCCTTGGTTATCAGTAATGACTAGGGACTGAGTATTAGTTTCCAAGAAACTCAATGCAGTCCTTTCATACAACTCATCCAAACGTCGTTCTAATTTTGCGATATCTTTCATAGTATATCGCTTGTTTGGAATATAAGCTGTCGAAACGTCAGATGCACTGAATGTGTAAGGGCTCAAAGTAAACGTATATAGAGACAGTGAACCTACTGGAATCTCTGGTTCCTTTGGAGTTATACTAGGAACCCCCTGTATAACCTGTAGTTCACCAAACCCAATGCCGCTGTTTACTGCGTTCGCCACTAAAACGTCAATACGAGGTAAGTAGTATTCTATATCATTAATAGTGATGGCAGATGCATTCTGAGGTAACTCTGCGACTACGTTGAATTCTCCGGTGTAACCAAATGTTCGGGAAGGTCGGAAGTCTAATACATCTCTTAAAGAGATGGACTGACCTGTCGCACTGGTATGGTTAGGGATATTTTCATAACTATCGTCTGCATAAGATGAAGCAGAGAAGAACGTGCTTCCGCTTGGTCCAGTATGCGTATAATGTGTGTATGTAACCTTTATCTCAGATTGGTCACCTGTAGGTAAAAGATATCCTGGCTTCAAGTACACGACAGCTTCGTCATAGAAGTTATCACGTTGACCGCCGTCTAGATAAAACTGGTGAGTGATGTCTTCAGCAGCAGACCAATCTGTACCAGAACTATCTCTGAATAAAACTGATTGAAGAGAGATACCATCTACGGTATCTGTAAATACAGGACGTTTCTCCCAGTCTGTCGATGGAAGAGTCTGTGTTTTTTCTGCAACCGTTATTGTCTTTGTGCGAGGTGTTGCGTTAGAGACCTCAACGTAATATGCAATATCATGATTAGTGTTTGGGGTTAGACCCGAATATACACCCGCCATACTTGGTACTGATTCTGGACCAGTTAGAATAGAGGTTTCGGACTCTGCGATTATCCAACGATTATTTTCAACGCCAGACAAACTAATAACACCTTGACTATCAGACTGTATTCTAGTGTATCTCTGTACTGTATAGTTTGCAGTAATCGAATCATCTTTTGGACTGGTTCTAGGTAGCGGGAACAGCAGACTATTGTTAGATGACTCATGTATTGTGCTATCTACTAATTGAATTCTTGGGCTACCAGCGCCTGGAATATTATCCTGTAATGATACTGCATCAGCAAAACTATGATATCCTGTACCACCTTGTATTGAAGACATACGAATGTCAAAAATGTATAGTCGGTAACCAAATGAGTCGGATTGTATACCACGGACATTACAGTAACCTATTACAGATCCACCTGATGCTGCGTCGTAGATAGCCAAATATCCAAATGCGTCTAATCTACCGAAACCTTCAGATGAGGTCGGGTCGATATAAACATAGTTACCATATGCAACTGGTACTGGTTCGTTAAATGTTTGAAGAGTTTGTCTTGCTTTTGGTACGGTAATATCTGTTTGACCAAATTCTAATCGATAACCATCTACATATGCTATACCTTCAGAAACATCTAGATTTAAATTAGTGTTATCCAGAGGTTCGAATATCGCAGTAAACTTATCTACAACATAGTCACCAGACTCTTCTTTTGTTCTTCGTGCAAGCAGATCATTAACTCGACTGTATGCATCGAATGTACTTACTTCACGTGTGATAACACCTTTAACAACACGTGCGACAAATATAAAGTTTTGACTTATATCGACTTGATCGCGAGTAGTGGGTGTTAGTTTGATCTGATATCGATGAGCGCCTGGCGCAGTGATGTCTGGAACTTCGCCTTGGTTATCATATAGATTAGAATCTTCGCTCTCATCTACGATTGATTCTTCAATCACAAAACCGATATCTGCTGTCGGTTCTGTGCTATACTTGGATAGGAAAGATTCTCCGCCTTCCATATAAACAAAGTGACCCTGTACAAAGAACTCGCCTGGCGCAAAGTACGCTTTAGTGCCACGACCTGCTGCCGGAATTTCATCTTCACTGTCGTCGATTACAGTAAGAGTAGAATTATCTGGGCGAGTTAAAACGTCTCCTGATTGAACGCGAGGTGCTTTATCTGTGTCGGTTACATTTGAGGTATCTGTATATCTAACATAAAGAGTTGATGGATCTTGCTCTGGTACTGCATTATACGCCTCAAGGACAATAAACTGTATAGTACCGTTAGTTAGAGTCTCACCAACTAAACTAGGATCTATAACACTATTAGCATCAAGACGAATATATTCTATCCTATTATCAACTGTCGAACCACCTGGGCTGACTAGTGCACCTTCTGTAAATATGTTACGACCGAAACGTGCGATCTCTTCGTGTATTATTGTTTGTGATTCATTTAACTCACGTGCTTGAAGAGCCTTACCTGAATTATAGAGTACACGATAATAACCATCTTTCGGATCGTAAAAATCGCGGTAAGTTTCTCTGAACGTCTTATCTGTAAAATCTGCCATGATTTATCCTAAACGGTTATTACGATCTTGATATCTTCTTGTTGTTCTTCGTCGCGTCTGATTCTTTTTCTTGTCTCAATATATAGGACTTCACCAGAGAAGCGATCTATACCATTTACTGGAGACAATCCACCCGTTGCAATAACACCCGCAACCTGACCTTCTTGAACTACGGCCTCATTTTCTTCGAACTCGACAAACCCTGTCGATTCATTTTGATGGTAATGAACAACGTTACCATCGGACTGATCAACATATGCCTTGGCAATACTACTTCCGCCCGTTATAAGTTTTCCTGATATAAATGGTGAGGTATCTTCTAAGGTCAATGTAGGTAATACTTTTACCGAAGTTCCGGTGAACGGAGTAGATCCGTCTGGTAGTAGCGGAGATTTAATAAGACCCATTTCACGGAAAGTGTTTCGAGTGATAAATGTTCCGTTGACATTACCGTCTGGTTTGATACCTGCTAGAATAGAACTTGTTTTCAAATCATCTATAGGGTTCTTACCCAGACCTTCTGAGGTAGTTACTACTGGTACTGCCGTACAGTTTTCGGTATCGCCATCGGTTACTGTAAGCGAAGCGTATGTGTATCCAGAACCGTAGTCCGTCATTTTAATTTCAGTGACCTTACCATCAGCGTCAATAACAGCAGTAGCAGTTGCGCCTGATCCATCACCGACTACCGTGACCGTAGGTTCGGTTACGTAACCAAGACCTTGTGTTATTACCTTTGCACGGGTGACTTGGCCACCTACAGCAGCAAGATGAACATCACGCTGTAGGTCTTCGATTGAATCCCCACCGTGGTAATCTGGTTCTGTTTCTTGTATCGGAAAGTGGTTGGATGATAAGAACTGGTAGATTCGCTCCGGTGTTATGGAGTATAAGAACTTCCATGTATATCCATCTCCAGTTTCAAAAACTTTGGTATGGTCCCATGTGTTGGTAGGATCTATTGAATCTAGAAGATCTTTATGGTAGCCGTAATTAGGCTCGACCATAGATTGCTTTGGAGTACCATCTACATTCTTACCATAATCAATACAAACGTATACTTCTTTAGCATCGTTTAATACGTAAAATGGCGTCCATGGCTCTACGATATCCGAAGAAGTTGCGTCATCCCATCCAGTGTATATAGATCCCGATGACCAATTTACTCTCTTGGCAACGAATGTTGAACCCTCAATTTTCTTGATTGATTGTAGGTTATGTCGGAACTCTCTTTCATCACGTGGACAGTCTACTGGGTCTATAGTTGTTTCCGAATTTTCTGAAACTGGAAATTCGTCTGATTTACCGATACCAATATAGTAACTGTCAGAAGATTGCATATCTATCAGCAGATCCTTCGCTAAGCTCCTACTTAATGTCTGTCTTACAATTGCTGCCATGTTCTTATCCTACGCATGTTAGAAATATTATTCTTATATTTATAACGTTTTTATGAGTCATTTAAAAATTTGTTTAACCATGATTCTTTTTGATGATGATTCATCAATAAGTCTTTGTATATTACCGGAAGTTCATATGCACTACTTCTCCACTGGGAGACATGTTTAAGTGCTTCGTCCTTCAGCGGCTGTAAATATTCTTCGTAACTATGAACCTTCTGAGCACTTCCTTCAGTCGTCCTATCGATACAATATAAGTCGCTTGACATTGATAGGAAGTAACACAGATTTCCCTTCTGGTGTTCTGCTAATAACTTGTAGGTGTATGCGTGATCTTCTCCGTTACCAATATCTTCGTTCATTTTTATTTGTGCAGACTTACGACTCTGCAACATAATGAAGTCAACCGACACTGGACGTTCATCAATAAACAAATGACTTTCTTGTGGTCCTAAGTTTTCGTGAGGAGAGCACATCGATGTGCCCCATACACTTGCAAAGTAAGTTTCATTAACTTGCCAGTAATGTCCCGAAACCAATTCCCAACTGCAAATAGAATCACATGGTACCACACCTAGAACATCAATGCAAGGATAATGCTTATAATGATTCCACAACGACTGTAAGTATGACGGATATAAAAAATCATCTCCATCGATCTGAGATACAAAATCACAGTCACTTTCTAGAAATACATCTAGACATGCATTTTTACCACGGCCTGGTTTACCATTACTTTCCGTATTGACTACACGGAATGGTAAATTAAGTGCGCATACATCTTCATAGTATCCTTCATGAATACTATTTACAACGATCACCACTTCCCATTCGATTGGTTCAATTTTGATGACTTGTTGGGCAGATTTAACTAATCGTGCTAACTTAGGGATGTCGTTGGAAGTCAACAACGTTGTCATCAATTTCATTATTCTGCCTCAAAGAAGAATGTCTGAAATAATCTACCGTCGTATTGGTTTGAACCAAAGCCGGGAACTACACTGCGATGATAGTACATCGCATCATATAATACCAGTCGGTTGTAAATATTTTTAGATTCTGCAACAATGTCCCAGTCACCTTCAACCAACTGGAATTCATTAAAATCTACTGGACATGAATCTTCATGTTTCATAATTCCAGTCTGTCTATGTTTATAGATTGCAGTTCCGGAATCTAGAGGCGCGTCAGGCGTTAGATACACGACTCCCGCATAGGACATTTTATCGTGATGAATCCATGTCTTGCAGTTTTCGGTAGTGTATTGGAAGGAAGTGTTATAGTTGTCTAGTGGAAAGTATGTTATTGCTTTTCCTATGATCCCCTCTAAAGAGTTTTTCATAGAATCAACATATCCACCAGCATTGGTACATGGAGATGTTCTTAGGCCGGGATAGTTACCCGAAACATTAAAGTCTAGACTTAAAGCATAATCCCGAACTGAGTCGGGATCTGCATAAAAATTATCAATTACTGTAAACATAATATACCTGTATGTGGAACCCCCTTTCGGGGGTGTATTCAATTACGATATTTTACCAATCTTGACTCTTAGATTATTGCTATTGTCAAAGATATCAATACTGTTACTTGTGAACTCAATACGTTCATTGGGTGCTGTCCCTGTATTTAGTAGTCCACTCATATCCACAAATCCTTGGTTATTTGTCAACTCAGTAAAAGTGGAATTCGTCGTAGTATTTATTCTGTCAACTGTTGCCCTGTAAACACGACCAGTTCCAATATGCCAATAAACATCCCCAGCATATATAGTGTTCACTGTACGGAACTGTCTAATCATAGCTGATGCAGTTGAGTTAATGTTACTAGGTAGATTTGAGCTGGTATCAAACAATACTGCATTACCAAATCCTCCGACTGGACCCTGTGCACCTACTGAACCAGAAACTCCCTGTGGTCCCTGATCTCCAACAGCACCTTGTCCACCCTGTTCACCCTGCGCTCCAGTTTCACCTTGGGCTCCTTTATCACCTACTCCACCTTGAGGTCCTTTATCACCCACCCCACCTTGAGGGCCTTGGTCACCTTGTGGTCCATCCTCACCTTGGGCACCTTTATTACCTACCTCACCTTGAGGACCTTTATTACCTACGGCACCTTGAGCACCTTGGTCACCTACAGATCCTTGAGCACCTTTATTACCTACAGCACCTTGTCCACCCTGTTCACCTTGAGGACCATCTTCACCCTGAGCACCTTTATTACCTACCTCACCTTGAGCACCTTTATTACCTACAGCACCCTGATTACCTACTAGACCCTGTGCACCTTGGAATCCAACTGCTCCCTGACCACCTTGTTCTCCCTGTGGTCCGACTAGACCCTGTGCACCTTGGTAACCTACAGCACCCTGAGAACCTTGTTCTCCCTGTGGTCCAACTAGACCTTGGGCACCTTGGTAGCCTACGGGACCTTGACCACCTTGTTCTCCCTGTGGTCCAACTAGACCTTGAGCACCTTGGTAACCAACTTCACCTTGGGCACCTTGTTCTCCTTGTGGTCCAACTAGACCTTGGGCGCCTTGGAATCCAACAGCACCTTGGGCACCCTGCTCACCTTGCGGTCCAACTAGACCTTGAGCACCTTGGTAACCAACTTCACCTTGGCCTCCCTGCTCACCTTGAGGACCAACTAGTCCCTGTGCACCTTGGAAACCTACAGCACCCTGTGCACCCTGTTCTCCTTGTGGTCCAACTAGACCTTGGGCGCCTTGGAATCCAACAGCACCCTGAGAACCTTGTTCTCCTTGTGGTCCAACTAGACCCTGTGCACCTTGGAATCCAACCGCACCTTGGGCACCTTGTTCACCTTGATTACCTACTAGACCCTGCGCCCCTTGGAATCCAACTTCACCTTGGGAACCTTGCTCACCTTGTGGTCCAACTAGACCCTGTGCACCTTGGAATCCAACTTCACCCTGAGAACCTTGTTCTCCTTGAGGACCTACTAAACCTTGAGCTCCACGCTCGCCTTGATTTCCTTTATCCCCTTGTTCTCCTTGATTACCTACTAGACCCTGTGCACCTTGGAATCCAACAGCACCTTGGGAACCTTGCTCACCTTGTGGTCCAACTAGACCTTGGGCACCTTGGAAACCTACAGCACCTTGGGAACCTTGTTCTCCTTGTGGTCCAACTAGTCCCTGTGCACCTTGGAATCCAACTGCGCCTTGAGCACCTTGCTCTCCTTGATTACCTACTAATCCCTGTGCACCTTGGAAACCTACAGCACCTTGCGGTCCAGTGTCACCTTGAGCACCAGAATCACCTTGAGCACCCTGATCACCTACAGCACCTTGGTTACCTACTGCTCCTTGTGTACCCGCATTACCCTGCGCACCAGTATCACCTTGAGCACCCTGATCACCTACAGCACCTTGATTACCTACTAGTCCCTGTGCACCTTGGAATCCAACCGCACCTTGGGCACCAGCTTGACCCTGTGCACCTGCACTACCTTGAGAACCAACTGTACCTTGCGGTCCTACAATACCCTGTGCGCCTGTTTCACCTTGTGCACCAGTATCACCTACAGCACCTTGTGGACCTGCGTCACCTGTAGCACCTTGTGGACCTACTGGGCCTGGGGTTGTACCTGCTGGTCCTTGAGGACCCGCATCGCCAGGCAATCCTTGTGGACCTACTGGGCCTGGCGTAGTTCCTGCTGGACCTTTAGGGCCTGGATCACCAGTAAGACCTTGACCACCCTGCGCTCCAGTTTCACCAGTTGCACCTTTTTCTCCTGTGGCTCCAGTTTCACCTTGTGCACCAGTGTCTCCGACTGCACCTTGAGGACCAACTAGACCCTGTGCACCAGTGTCTCCCTGAGCACCTTTATCACCAACGTTACCTTGAACGCCAACAGAACCTTGAAAACCTTGACTACCTTGGACACCTTTGTCTCCAACGTTTCCTTGTAGACCCTGCTCTCCTTGTTCTCCCTTATCGCCTTGAGAACCTTTGTCTCCGACGTTGCCCTGAATACCAGCAGATCCCTGTGGGCCTGCTTCACCCTGAGCACCTTTATCTCCTACTTCACCCTGTACGCCGGTAGAACCTTGTGGTCCATCTTCACCTTGTGCACCACGAACACCGACATTACCTTGAACACCGACAGTACCCTGTGATCCTTGGACACCCTGTCCACCCAATGGACCGACGTTACCTTGAAGTCCAGTGGACCCTTGAGCACCAGCTTCTCCTTGTGGTCCTATCTCACCGACATTACCTTGAACACCCTGTGGACCAACCGTACCCGGCGAACCTTGAGGACCCAATAGACCAACATTACCTTGAATACCTTGGAAGCCCTGTGGTCCCCGATCACCCTGAGCACCTAATGGACCAACATTACCTTGGATGCCCTGTTCACCTATAGCACCTTGTCCACCCTGTGGTCCTAGAGGTCCAACGTTTCCTTGAACACCTTGTTCACCTTGAGAACCCTGAATGCCCTGAGCACCTAATGGACCAACATTACCTTGGACACCTTGTTCACCTTGTGCGCCGGCCTCACCTTGAGGACCCAATGGACCAACGTTACCTTGGACACCTTGTTCCCCTTGTGCGCCTTGCTGACCTTGTGCACCTAATGGACCAACATTACCTTGAACACCTTGTTCTCCTTGTGCACCTTGTTCCCCTTGTGCACCCAGTTCACCGACATTACCTTGGACACCTTGTTCACCTTGAGAACCCTGAATACCCTGAGCACCCAATGGTCCAACGTTACCCTGAACACCTTGTTCTCCTTGAGCACCAACGTTACCTTGTGGTCCTAGTTCACCGACATTACCTTGAACGCCTTGGAAACCCTGAGCACCCCGCTCTCCTTGAGGACCTAGTTCACCGACGTTTCCTTGAACGCCTTGTTCTCCTTGAGCACCTCGTTCTCCTTGTGCACCTAATGGTCCAACGTTACCTTGGACACCTTGTTCTCCTTGTGCGCCCCGTTCTCCTTGTGGTCCTAGTTCACCAACGTTACCTTGGACACCCTGTTCGCCCTGAGCACCAACATTACCTTGTGGTCCTAGTTCACCAACGTTACCCTGAACACCTTGTTCTCCTTGAGCACCAACGCTACCTTGTGGTCCTATAGGTCCAACAGTACCTTGCCATCCTAGAGATCCTTGTGGTCCTATCGGGCCTGGATCACCCTGCGGGCCCTTTTCGCCGATATCAGTATTTTCAATTAATGTGTTGATGTCAGCGATTTGCTGATCAAGTGTTGTTATCAATCCTTCGTTCTGAGTTACCCGTGTACCTAAAGAACTTACTGTAGCACTATTACTAATAGCATCGCCTAGATCTGCACTTCCGATTGCTTTGCTTACAGAGCTATCAACGATATCACTAAGATCTCCTATAGTAATATCACCATCACCTGACAGTGTGGTTAGATCATAAAGTTCTTGGAAGTTTGCATTAATTTTTTCACTGGCTTCACGAAGAGTATCCCCCTTCCCGTCGTTGGCAGCTCCGCCTGTGTCTAGAATTCTTCTTGTCATTTTGGATTCCGTTATTAGTGGTCTGATGCGTCTAAAGTTTCATAATCTTGAGATAGGTCTAAACCTTCATCATCCAATGTTGGGGATTTCACGCCTGCCCATTCTGCGACTGTGGTGAAATCATCTACCAACTGCTGTAAAGAAATGTCATCATATTTGTCTAGTGTTTCTAAAGAACTCACGACAATACCTGTAGCAGTGTCTTTCTGATCCTGAGTTCGTTTATCAATATCGTCATTCTCTTCCATAGTAAGTAGAGAATATCTTGCTTGTACATGTGAACCCATCTGTCTGGTCTGGAGTTCGATAGCATAGTTAGGTACTTCTAGAGGATCTGTAACTTCTCCAGCTTCAAGACCAACCTCAGCAGAACTCTGAGTGACAGTCTCCACTGCAAGATAGAATCCTGCTGGATGTATCAGTTTTTTATATAACGTTTCAAAATCTAATAACGATAGACCTGTTCTCAAAAGAACTGAGAATATTTGATATCGTCTATCGTCTTGAATATAGTGTAGTGACTGAGGTCCAATTAATGAACCGCCAGGTTTATCATTCAAAATAAAGAGATCTTTCTTAGGATAAGATACTTCAACATCTTCATTAAAGAATGCTTTGAAAAACTGTTCAGTTGATATTTGTGTTCCTTTTGCTCGATATAAGTCCGCAAGTAATCTTGTCATTAATCGCGGATTCTTATAGAACGAAGCAGATTCTAATCCATCGCTAAGCTCAGAAATTAATAGATCCAAATATCGTAGATCTGTTGATGCAATGTTTCTTATATTGAACAATCTTTGAATTTGTTCGTCAAAAGAAATAGATCCGTCTTCACCCGTATACTTATAATACGTCTCTAGAAAAGAAACTAGTTTAGGATATTCTGTTTGATAAAACTCAGGTAGAATACTCTTTACTTGATTCTGGTGGAATTTAGGATTAATCCTATATTGATTCTCTAGAAATTCGGACATTATAATAAGACCTTAGTAGACCCTTGCTCTGTATTACTGATTACTGTAGATCCACTTGAGTCTAGTTTTATGATGTAATTCCTCAGCGGGGATATTGTGCTCTGGTTGGCTGGAGTTGCAGATATTTTTAATCCGCTGCTCAAGTAACCGTCTACATCAATACGAAGGGCCCTGAGATTCACGGTACCTTTAGCTGCATCATAGAAACCTGCATTGCTTAATTTGACATCTCCGTTGACATCAAACAATTGTAATCGGGTAGACCCCAGTTCATTTCTAACAAATACGTTTTTATCATACCACTTAAACATAGACGATTGAATAATATGATCATCTTTATCTGGCGAAGCGATAACGACTGGGTAGTTTATTGTAAAGTCTTTTTCCAAAAAAGTCAAGTCTTCTGACTGAGGATCTAGTGCTTTTCTAGCAACATTTAAATCAGTAACTATAGAATCGATGTCCAATCGTTGTTGAACTTTGACTTCCATCTTAGAGTTTAGGATTGCGTTGGAGTGATTGTCTATCAGAGTTAATAGATTAGATCGTCTGAATGATGAATCGAATGAACTCAATGTCAAATTTGTATATTCAGTAATAATAGATTCGACCGCAACTTCTAATTGTGAGGCAGGAATATTCTTGACTGGATCAACATTGAATCTAGTAACTAGTTCCAAATAAGTAATTTCAGGATTGACGAATTCTGTATCTATAGACATAATAGATAAGTTGGATGTCAACTGACTACGGATCAAGTTCTCAACCGTAGCTTTGGATTCTTCATTTATACCGTCAGCAAAATTTAAACTAACAAAAACTTTACCATATTGTGGGGGTATGTTATCATTACCACCCCATGTTGAAACGTCTCTTAAATAACTACCATATTTACTCATGATCATACCCGTGTAATCGTCAGCAGTAACCAAACGGTTTTGTGCAGAGAATGCCAGAGGCGCGTTCATCTTGATCTGAGAAATAGACTCACGGGAAGAACCTCCCGCTGATGCAGATACCAAAGATATATTAGTCGAGTAGTCTTCTCCCGTATATTCATTCAGGTTGAATTCAGAACCACCATTTCCCTCTACCCCAGAGGTAGAGATATACTCGATTGAAATTATATTACCTGCTTGTGGTCGCTGACCAAGCACATTACCGTCACCGAACAATACTTCATAAAAACCATTCATTGATTCGCGTACGATGTAAACACGAGATTGATCGGTAATCGTCGCAACTTCTTTTATATTGAAATAACTATTAGACTCGCTTGAGTTTCCGTTAGGGAATACCGATATAGACATAGTAGAAACATCTATATTATTATCTGATATGACGTATGGTACATCTATATTACTATCAGCCAAGAAAGTTTTTGTCTTGACTTTTCCTTCTACTAGTGTTACATTAGGAAATACAAACTTACCTGTGGTATCATTAATCGCTTCATAGGTTTGTAGTGTAAAGAACTCATAGTTAGTTTCGTCGATTGTGACGAAGAACTTGGACCCTGCATTTAGTGGTAAAGATGTGGGCGCATTATTCAATACTGTTATTTCAACATCTACCACCGCACGAGCTGCAGTCATCGATGTAGGGAAATACCCTAGACTCTCTGCATGAGATACGACGGATGAACGTAATTGAGATGTACTCAAGAACGATTCATTGATTGACATGTTTGCAATAAGACCATTGACGTGTGTATTGTATGCCAGCACATCCATAATATTAGACAGCCCACTTGCCTCAAAGTCATAATCTGCAAACTCATCACTTTGTTTGAAGTACGTCTTTAGTTTAGACTTGATATCATAGAAATCTAAGTCAGATGAATTAATAGTCATTTATCTTGTCCTTGCAATAGTTAGTCCTAGACTTACTCGTTTAGTAGATCCTATAACATCAAATACAATAACCACATTAACGGCATTGTAATCTTCTTTGATGGTAACTTCCACGTCTACTAATTTTGCTCTAGGTTCATGTGCTTCAATAGTTTGTCGTACTCTGTTCTCAATATCGGATGGTTCTAGATCGGTTGATAGAGAGAATAGAAAAGTTTCCAAACCTCCACCATAATACGGACGGAAAGGTGTCTTACCTCTTTCCGTCATTAATAAATTTTTAACTGATTGTTTGACTGCCGCAGCATCGGTGACCTTATAGATGTCACCTGTAGAAGGTTTTGCGGTAAAACTAGTATCGATATCTTTGTTGATTCGCTTAATCGATGTAGTGATCGGAGCGTTATATAGATTACCATCTTCTATTGAAAAATTCTTTGCCATTAGTCTATCAACTCTTTTTGTACTATTTATACAGGAATTGCAACATCGATTGGCGGCAATTCAGGTAAAGTTATATCGAATGAAGTTGGGATACCTATCATACCAAGAACGTCACATAAAGTCAAGTCAATAAAATCAAATATAGCACCTAATCCTATAGCATTGAAAAACTTCTTAACAATCTTAACCCAATCGAATAGTAGTCCTTTCTTTGCGTTTTCGAACCAATCCCTAGCCGCAGTAGTCAATTGATGTATCTCATCTTCTATACAGATAGTTTTCTTATCAATATCACCCCCGAACACATCCTTTAATGGTATATTGAATGGTGCGGGAAATGGTAGCGCAAGATCAGTGATCTGTGATAACATGTCATCTTTAATTTTAGTGATCTCTGCATCCATGTCAAAGTTCTCTATATCGGATTGTAGTTGTTCTGCCTGATCCTCTATGCGTTTTATTTCACGTTCTGCCTTGACCTTTGCCGCCTCTACCTGAGCACGTATCCATGCTGCAATATCAAAGTCTAACGGTATAGGTAAAGAGGGTAATCCTAATGGGTCCCATATCGCTTTGAACTTACCGATTAATTTATCGAACAGTTCAAATAATGATCCGGTAACAAACGCCATGATCTCGTTCTTGATATAAGACCATGTTAGTTTTGCCTTCCACTCACCACATTCCACACCAAACTCACCGTTGAAGTATTGGTACTCGGCTGGAACTAAGCTATAAAAGGTATCAACGATTTGATTCTTCGTTTCCTGTAGCGTATCCATCGCAGAGTCATAGGCATCTTGTTCTAACTTACCACTTTCAAAATCATCCTTCAGTTGCTGTAGACTTGCGCGGAACCCTTCGGTGTCTCCACTAATCTGTGCCTTGAGTCTCTCTTGTTCTTCAGCGGTAGATATTTTCAAAACATCTATGGATAGTCCAAGTATAGGCACAGTAAATGTCACTGGTATGATTGCACTGATAAGTTCCATGATCTTCATGGGAATGAATATATGGTAGTCCTGTATGAGTTCAGTGAATGCGTCTTCCGCTTCCTTTTCCCAATCTCGTACCTGACCTTTCTGCCACCACGGGGCCAGTAGATCACCAACTCCCTCTATCGTATCGGTAATCTCTTTTATCTGATCTTCTATTTCTTTCTGAATCTCCAGACCAATGTCCATTGATTCTAGTTTCTCAATCTCTGCGTCTAGTTGCGCACGTGCGTCACCCTCAGCCTCTCTCGCTTGACGTTTGAGATCTTCTATTTGGTCTAGTGTCTCTGTCTTCTGTGCTTCCAGTTGGGACTGTGCGTCCACTAGCATACTCTCCAAGTCCGACGGGATCTTAGAGATCTGATTCATCATATTAACATAATCTGCTTTAGTGGGTAGGTTCCCACCACCACAAGGTAAACTAGTCATGAGTTTATTTTAACAACAGTTCCGGATAAGGATATTTTATCGGACGCCCGTACTGTTACATTATTTGCAGAAATCTTCGCGTCACCTGTGACAATTATATTACAATCACCTTTAATAGTTATGTTAGCGTCCTTATCTCCTCTGATCTCTATATCACCCTTGACCCGTAGAACGTCATTCTCCTGTATGGTGGTATCACGACTACCGTCGTCTTGCATCTCATAGTATGTACCTGACCTATGTTCTTCACGGATACGCCCATTTGAAGAATCGTCATATTCTTTAAAGTGACCTGTCTCAGTCTCATACACTTTATTGTACGGATATGCATTCAATGCCTTCTCGTTTGTGTCATCTTCTTTCGGAATCGACCCCACAACCAACGGCAACTGAGAGTTCTGACCATCCAAGAAGATACCAAAAACCTGAGTACCCACTAACATACCAAGATTCTGTCCTTTGCCTTCATGTATTGCTGTTGTAACCGGAATGGTCACTTGTGCCCAAGGTAAATCTTTATCCTTGATCTCATCGTATACACCGTGCACTTTGACCTTAACACGTCCTAGTTTCAGTGGATCAAAGATATCGACCACGGTACCTAGGAACCATCGTGTATGGTCTCCATAATACTCAACAAAACTTTTAGGTATCATAACAATTCTCCATTAGATAGTTTCATAGCAGATAGAGTTAGTGTATATGTTCTTGGGGATATTGTATGTTTACATGCGAAGATTAAAAAATCACCCGACTTCTTTCTATCATATATTCTGTCTTTTTGCTCAGTGTTGGTATTACGTAAAAACCGTATATCGATCTTGTTACCGATAGTCTTGTTCGCGTTTCCGTCTAGGAATTCAACACCGTCAACGATTATGTCTATCTTATTATTAGTCAACATATACGCCATTGATCGATTGACGATATTAAGTTTATACTGTCCACTGGTTTCACTTTCCATGTAAGACTTTTGTGTATCGTATGCGTTTGTACCGCCTATCTGTGTGATCTTTCTGCTAGTAATATCACCCTTCGTATCATCTAGCCTAGAACTATCAAATATAGGAGTACCCTTATTAACAATTTTATCTTGTCTTAGTAACTTAACAACTTCATTATCGATATTAAAATCGAAGTCTACAACCTTATTCTTAGTTACATCTACATAAGAATACTTGGACCCTACCATACCTTCGCGAATCAATCCAAATATATTGTTGGTGTTCTTAGCTTGATGTCTCATTATTGTTCTATTGCGAGCGACTGTAGGTTGTTCATCATTACCAGATGCGCTTTCTGAAAAGGTGAAAGGCATATCTGGATTTATTTTTATTCCTGTCATCATGCTTCGGAGATCATTGAAGTTTAACTCTTTATCTACTAAGGTCGAGTACAAATAAAATGGATACCCGTCACTGGTCGATGCGCGGTTCTTAATCCAACACATAGCCTCTATCGGAGTTAAGTTAGGTACAATGACCTTCATTGATTGAAAGTCAGTAGATGAACTCTTAATATCTTTTGAAAAGAACTCGTTAGATATAGTCGAGATAATAGCACTAGGCTTGCCACTCATGGATCTATTCAAATTGTGTAGGTTAGATAGGTATCCGATATCTTCGATCAGATGAAAGACGAACATCTCTACATTATCCGATGTCTTATCAGCGCTGACTATCTTATCAATAAAGAATGTTTTGGAAACAACTCGTGTTGAACTGTTCTGCATACTCTTCAGATCTATAGTAATTTTCTCACCACCTGAAATATCTAATGATCCAATTATATCTTCTTGATCAACGTATGCCAGTGCGGCAGTTAGATAAGGTTTGTCGAGGTGTTCAAAAATGTCTATCCCACTAGTTGTACTGGATATCTCAATAGTTGGTTTAGAAGCAGAAGTTTCAAGTAATACACGCTGTATAGAAAGGTTATCAGAAAAGTCCTGTTCTGCTGGGGCTTTATCACTCATTACGATCTCAATGCTTCATTAAACAATGTTTGAATAGTGTTGATAGACGACGGTTTAATAACACGTATCTGTTTCAACTTATCATTTTCTTCAATATAGAAATCTAGATTGGTTTTTGGAACTGCACCTAAAGGAACACTCATATTACTTAGATCAAGATCGACTCTTTCATTATTAAGTACATAATGGTTCGCTGCAAGATATTCTTTGGACGCCCCAGTTACAGTAACCATATCACCCTCACATATGGCAACCTCGGCCACATGGAATTCTAAAGCACTTGATAACTTAACTACGATTTGACCTAGGTCCAAGTTCTTATGTACAATAGTACCCGTCGCGTTACTATCACCCCCAGTTATGGTAGAGCCTATAGTAAATGTATCGTGTATAGGTCCGGTGGTTGTTATAGTAAAGTTCGAGTAATCCGATTTTGCCTTTTCTACAACACCGCTATATTCTAGAGGCCAACCCTGTTCACGTATCTTATCATTCATTAAATAAAATGTCCAGTGCATATGAGGATTTCTATATAAAGTAAACGCAGTCTGATCTGGTCTTTCTCCACCTTGAACATAATAGTTTTGATAGAATGCTGAATTACCTTTAACATCATCTAGTATATCAACATAGGTTGCGATGTTTTGGACAACAGCCGATTCTTCGCTGTCGCCAAAGGAATAAAAGCTTAATGGGAAATTCTTAAAATATGACATTAGTATCCATCATCCTCCATAATATCTGCGCGGGTCAGTGTTCTCTCTTCGACGAAGTTTAATGATAGGTCGATTTCTACAGGTTGACCGTCTGGGTGAAATGCCATACTACTGGCATTGTAGTTAGTAGCGATTGACTTTAGGTAACACTTTTTCATTCGATTACCAACACGAACCGGAGATCCTTCTTTCGGTTGATACATAATATCTAATTCGAACATGTGTGGGAATTTATAACCCGCACTAACACCACCAACATCAATTGATTCCGGATAGGCATACATACGAAATCTTCGAATAATTTTCTTGACTGCCTTTGCTTCTTCAGCACTCTTTGCAATAAATTTGAATGCGAATGAAAACTCTCTTATGTTCACACCCTTGAATAATGCACGTACGTTAGGGTTCACGGTTACACCACCCACTAGAGATGATGCCATATTCGCCTCTGCGCTAACTCCGCCAGCCTTACCTATTCTCGTTGCCATCTTGTTCATCGCAAGTGCTGCCTGAGCACCAGATAGGTTACCCATAGCAAAATCCATGACTCCCGTCATTCCTTTTGATGCGGTGTCCGCTAAGGCTCCTAGGATACCTTTACCTCCACTGAATTGTTGGGCAAGTCCAGCACCTATAGCACCCAGTTCAGGTGTTGCATAATTAAGACCGTCATTTTGTTGCAGTGATACAGGTAAATACAACTTTACAGATTCATCGGTGTCTCTCATTTCACTACTAGTAAAGGATAACTCACCCCCTTTCTCGACGAATCTGTTATCAATAGCCTTCTTATTTTCTTTAGACTTTCTTTCGTACTGAGCGTCGGTTAGTTCTCCATCCCTTCTCTTAGTCTTTAATTCGTCTTCTTCATTTAATAACTTTCTATATTCTTCATCTCCCTGTAGAGTAGAAGCAACATCTGCAGCGCTAGAAGTAAGACCCGGCGGGACTATCTCAAATATTTTAAAGGATATGCTTGCGCCATACCTGTCTTGAGAATGGACAGGAAATATTAATTTAGATGGAGCTTTATCAGCAACATTCTGTGGTTGTTCTTCTTTCTTTGCTGCTTCGGTTTTTTCTTCGGGTGATAGATCGAATATTTCCGACAAAAATTCTAGTATAGCCATGAGGGTGAACCTATGTTTATAAATACTGTTTGACTATTTATACATAAAAACAATGAACTTAGTAAACGATACCAAATTCCTTACCGATGGATGGCCGCCTTATGAAGAAGGTCATGTTATACCAAACGACATGACCTGCCGAATGGTATATGTAATATTGAAGATGACTCGTTCCAAAAACATCTTGGAGATAGGATTCAACTACGGACACAGCGCATACGTTTTTCTAAACACCGACACCTCGCTTAAATATCATTCGATTGATATATGCCAATACGACCATACAGCGGTCAACGCTAATAAACTCATTGATATGTACCCCGATAGGTTCGAGTTCACTCACATGAGTTCACACGATCTCGACCCATCTAAGGTGTCCCACTATGATATGATATTCATTGATGGCGATCACAGCATCGATGGTATGTCACGGGACTTGAACCTATGTCAACAATCACACCCCAAGTACATTCTATTCGACGACTACGTCGGCCGACTGTCAATGGATGAGAAGATAGACTCACCTAATCCAAAAAGATTGGTACAACATTTTCTATCCAAATCAGACTTTCCATACGAAATAGAACGTGAGTTCACGTACCCTGCTACCGATCGTATGAACCACATGGTGTTATTAAAACGTGAAGACATATAAAGGACGGTTCAAACCAAAGAACCCAGAGAAGTATGCTGGGGACGTGGACAATGTCGTCTACCGTTCGGGGTGGGAACGACACGTTATGAAATGGTGTGATGACAGTCTGGACGTGGTACAATGGATGTCCGAAGAGTTGGTAATCCCCTACATCTGTGAGACTGATAAGAAGCCGCATCGATACTTCATGGACTTCGTTATCAAGTACAAGTCTGGACGTGTTGTACTGGTCGAGGTCAAACCCCATAAGCAGACCCTACGTCCTGAACGCAAGCAGGGAAAGTCCCGTCACACTCTATTGAACGAGGGTATGACGTACGTCAAGAACCAATCCAAGTGGAAGGCAGCATCCGAATACGCAAAGGATAGAGGGTATCACTTTGAGATATGGACAGAGAACGAACTCACCGCTATGGGTATCATGCCCAAGTCTACCCAACGTATGCGTACTAAAAAACCACTAAAGAAACTACCGCCGTTCAGAAAGAAGAAAAAATCGGTATAAATAGAAGTACGAATTTTTTACGGTAGCGACATGTCTAACATATTTCAACGATTAGAACTACAAGCGTTCCGTGCGGGTATTACTCCTCGTACCAAAGAATCGCGAGAATGGTTTCGTAAGAAGATCAAGAATATGCGCAGTATCAAGCGCGAGGCCTTGATGAAAGAAGATCCGTTGAAGCAAACGGGTCAAGAAATCGTTGGTAGTATGTACATGTTTTTCTACGATCCGAAACATAAAGATACATTACCGTACTATGACACATTTCCATTAGTCGTCGTAGTAGGTCCGGCAGAAGGTGGGTTCTATGGGTTGAACCTACACTACCTTCCACCTATCCTACGTGCGAAGATGTTGGATGCGTTGATGGATATCACCACGAATACTAAGTTCAACAGTTCTACTCGATTCAAGATGTCGTATGAGTTGTTGGTCAAGACAAGTAAGTTGAAGTACTTTAAACCGTGCTTCAAACATTATTTGAATGAACACGTACAAAGTAAGTTCGCAATGGTACCTGCACCAGAGTGGGAGATCGCTACATTCCTACCGACCGCAGACTTCCGTAAGGCAAACTCTAAGAAGGTCTACTACGACTCTAAACAGATGATAGGCGAATAGAAATGGCAGGAATAGAAGAGTTAAAAAGTAAACTGATAGCAAAGAATGGTATCGCAATGGCGAACCAGTTCGCGGTCAATCTACCTACCTTGGATAAGAATACCTCATCGGACACACTTAATGTCTTATGTAAAGAGGTAAGTCTGCCTGGCCGTCAAATGATGAGCCTGGATAGGACAGTCGGTATATTTCAAGAGAAGGTGGTGAATGGATTTGGTGTAGAGGATGTCACGATGACTTTCTATGTGCTGAATGACTATGGTGTCCGTAGATACTTTGATGAATGGACCAAGTTAATATACACCGACATAAAAAGAGGTGAGGTTAACTATAAGAACAACTACACCTTTGATGTCAACATTCGCCAACTACAAAAACCTTTAGCAAGATTTGGATTCGATATAGGTCCATTTGATATAAATCTAGATGTGGGAAATAAGTCTATATACAGTGTAAAACTAATAGAGGCGTTTCCAACATCTATTGCAGCAATCCCACTGTCTAATGACGGTCAATTGGTCGAGTGTACTGTACAACTTTCATATACCGACTATGAAGTAATCAAGGATGAAAGAGAGTTGTTTGATCCTAGTATCAATATAAATCTAGGTGGATTAATTTAATATACATTATAGGATAAATCATGGCATTACCAAAACTGAATGAAAACCCAAGTTATAGCATTGAAGTACCGTCTACAGGACAGAAGACTACATTTAGACCTTTCCTAGTAAAGGAACAGAAAAACCTCCTGATTGCATATGAAACACAAGAGCGCAAAGATATGGTACGTGCGATATTGCGAACTATCGACGCTTGTGTTGAAGAACCTTTGGAAGGTACATTGACTACATTCGATGTAGACTATCTATTTACAAAAATTCGTGCCAAGTCGGTAGGCGAATCCGCAGATATTCAGGTATCATGTAGTGAATGCGGTGAAGCAAATAAGGTTTCGGTTGAGCTTGATGACATTAAGATGAGTGGGGAGACAACAAATAATCTGATCGAAATTACTGATAGTGTTTCTATACAGATGCGTTATCCATCATATGAAGAGTTCTTGAACAATGATTCATTGTTGTCTACCGAAACAACGACAGAGGGTCTATGGGAGTTATTAGTCGTTTGTATGGAAGCAGTGTTGACAGACGAAGAACGAATCTCTATGAATGATCAGTCAAAAGAAGACGTGTCAGAATTCATTGACTCTATGACTTCAGATCAGTTTGCGAAAGTATCTGAATTTATCAATTCGGTTCCTAGCGTAACACAAGATGTTAAATTTGAATGTACGTCTTGTGGCCATGCGAATGAAAGAACACTAAAGGGGATGGATGATTTTTTTTAGTAAATCTCTCTCATGATAACTTGACAAATTACTATCAAGTTAACTTCCAGCTTCTTAACAACTTTAATTACTCACTGGAAGAGGTCGAAACAATGATTCCGTGGGAGAGAGAGATCTACTTAATGATGTTGATAGAAGACATCAAAGAGAAAAACGAAAGGGCGAAACAACAAGGATAATAAATGTCTACTCTCAAAGAAGTGTCCGACAACTTAAAATCAGTTGACCAAAAAATGGCATCTGTTAGATCGGGACAATACGACCAGAACAGATTGAATATTGATAATTCTGACAGATTGATAGCTGTTATGGAAGACGTTGTCATGCGTACTGGTCGTAGCGAAAATATCCTTAGTCAAATGTTTGGTCATCTTGGTTACATTAGACGCAAACTGCAAAAGGGCGTTTCTGTTGAAAAAGATTCTTTAGTCGTTGAAAGAGCTCCAGATCCGTCATTCGTAGGTCCGATTCGACCAGACCCTGTCGCCACAGGAGATTCTTTAGAAGAACGGAGAGAGCAACAACAATGGCAGAATGATTTGTTAGATGCCATCCGTGCTCTTTCAGAGTCTAAAAAGGATGATAAGAATGAGTCGGAGCCAAAAAAGGAAGGTCTTAGAATAGGAGAAATGTTAAGATCCGTAGGACTTATCGGTGGTCTCTTAGCCGCATCTCTCGGCGCTGCCTTCGGTTCCTTCATGGCATATCTAACCCCTGTTACAAAGTTACTGGGCGGCATAGCCAATCGTCTAGGTCCCGTACAAGGACTTTTCATTAGTTTCGTTGAGGGGATAAAAAATCTTGGAACTAGGATAAAGGAGATAGGTTCTAGTGTAGGTAAAACTTTAAAAAATGCATTCACTATTAATCCAGACGGTAGATTAGGTAAAGCCTTGCAATTTATGAAGGACTTATTTGGGGGTAAAGGTAAAGGACCTATAGGAAAAATTATTGAAAGTATTACAAAAACATTTAAGTCTGTTGGTGGATATCTGTCGAAATTCTCCGGTATTTTTAAAACCTTTGCTGGTCTTGCCGGTAGATTATTTTATCCTATCGCAGGAATTATAGTGTCGGTTAAGTCAGTATTCGATAGCATAAAAAGCGGATCTGGAATATTTGACACATTTAAAAATTTAGTTGACGACTTGTTTACATTTTTTGTTACTGATCTATTGGATATGGTTAAGGGCGCAATTGGATGGATTTCTGGAAAACTTGGGTTCGAAGGAATTCAAGAATATCTCTCCTCTTTTAGTTTTAGTGATATGTACTTGGTATTATCCGAAAAATTATTTGGTGTAATTGAAAGTATAGGTACCTATGCAAGTGATATATTTGGAGATCTCATCGGTGGATTTAAAAAATTAATATCTGGAGATTTCATCGAGGGAATTGTAGGTATCTTTACTGCTATTAATAAACCATTTAAAGATCTGAGGGAATGGTTGGGAGATATAATAGCAAGAGTTTTAGAGACACTTGCTCCTAAAAATTTAGCATTACTTGCAGCTGGGTCGGAAAACGCCAAGGGGTTTGATTATATACTGAAGGGAGAAACGATACTGAAGGGAGATGCGGCCGCAGTGAAACCTATGACTGGATCAGAATTGGATAAAGCAGTAAAAGAGAATAATAAAACAAGCGACAATCCAATAATTATACAGGATAACAGTAACAATTCAACCAACACTTCAGGTGGAGGCGGGGGTGAAACTCATGTACATACCGGAGTCACTTCAACTGACGGTGCAGATCCAAACATTTTAGCATTTGGTAGATAAAAAAAAGGGAGTCCGAAGACTCCCAAATACTACCAAACAATCAATTAGTTTGGATTGGACATATTAATAATCGTTTGTACGATCCTTGCCTTGTTGGCAGATTTAGGTACAGACACTCCAAGATCACTAGCCCTTTCAACCAATTGAGCCTTTGTTAAGGACATCAACTCAGACTGATCTGGTTGAGTCGGAGTGGTAGGGGAAGTACCCCCACCCGTTGTCTTTTCCGGTTTACTTGATACTGATCGGTAGATCAGACCAAATGCGACTAATCCCGCTAGGATTAGAATAATCATATTAGTATCCATTTTTAGTCCTCCGCAGCCATCTGCGCAAAGTAAGACAGTGTATCGTCCGCTTCCGCTGCAACCAAAGGTGCAGCCTCAACAGCAGGAGAAGATACCACAGTCGGTTCTGACGCCTCACGCATAGGTGCCGCTTCAGCAGTCTGCGCAAGTGCCTCGTTCTTGATAGTTGCACCAACACCAGTTGCAAGACCTAGTACGGTCTCCAACTTGTTCTTCAACTCATCATAAGTCTTGAACCACTTGGCGTCGTGTGCATTCGGATAGTCCGGTACTACAAACTCGTTTAAGTCATATAGTGTGTTATACACCGCTTCAAGTTTAGTCTCATCTGAACCTAGGTATGCAGAAGGAGACTTGAAGTCTGACTTATCATAGTTACGATATCCCGCAACATTACGGATCTTCAGTTCGAAGTCAGCGCCAGCCCAAAAGTCGAATGGGTTTACTGGTTCTTCGCCAGGAAATTCTGGTTGCATCTGATCCATAATCTTATCAAAGATCTTCTTACCAAACTCATAGATGAAAGTCTTGCCGTTGTTGGCAGGGTTAGAAGGATCATTAATAACTTGGATGTTAGTAACGTAGTGTAGACGACGCTTCTGTCGACGTGCAGTTTCCTTATCCTCTTCGATACCGGAGTTCCATAGACGTGAGTTCAACTCACCTAATGGATCGTTCTGACCTAGAGTCGTTAGTGAACGCTCGATGTACCACTGTCCGGTTGGGCCTTTGAATGCGTGGTCCCAGTAACGTACCCACGGAAGATCTTGACCTTCCGTAGCAGGAAGAAAACGAATCACGGCGTAACCATTACCCTGTTCATCAACGGTAGGTTTCCACTT